CCTTCGCTCGCCTGATAACTTGGGTGCCACTTGACCGCACGTCCATTCGGAGTAAATGCAGCGACAGGCTCGATGTCGTCGGCAACCTGATCGAGCAGCGCCGGCAGTTCTTCCCCCATAGGGGCGGAAGGAGCGGTGCGACGGGCGGCTTGCTCGTTCCATGCCCTGATGGCGGCAGCTGCGCCTGGGATTTCTTCGCCATCATCGTCTTGGACGCCGACAGGCCCGCGCGCCATACACGCACTGTGCTCGTCGATCCGGCTATCGCACTGCACATATGCGGCCGAATAATCCAAGCGCTCGACAAATGCATCGGTGCCTCCGCAAAACGGGCACGGCAACAGGTTCATTTGATCACTCATCGCGAGATCCTTTCGTGTCGTGAGATGCAGCCTGGGATGCGCGCTGCTTGTCGCGAATTTTTTTCTTGGCTTCGTATTTCTTGTGCCAGTCGTAGAATGCGTCCCATACAGGATCGTTCTCATCGGCCGGCTCGTAGATCGTGTTCATGTAGCGATCTGTGAAAAAGGTCGGCCCGCAGTATTCATGAAAGTCAACCCATATGTAGCGATTACCGATGTGCAATCGTCCCCACGGGTTGACGCAGATGATGCCGCCTGCGAAGCGTATGCACGTCATTTCGCCTCCTGTGCCGCGCTGGAGGCGATTGCTGCGCGCAGATCGAAAGCGATTACACGGCAGACGGTGTCGGTTGTGACAGGGGAGCGCACCGCGTCAATGTCGTCGCCAGGAATGTGGCGCGACAGGTAGCCGAGATAGAACTCGCGAGCCTTGGCCACGATAGTGCGGATCACCGCGTCATCCACCTCGCCAGCATTCGCTGCATGTGACGCTCCCTGCTGGGCGAACACGGTTGCCGCAAAATCGCATGCCACCTTGGCGGCCCGGCGCGTGTCGTCATCGACTTGACCGTGACCCCACAGGGCCTCAAGGCTCGCCAGCCACCATTGGCCCGGCGCGTATTCGCCCAGCGGCGCAGCTTCCCGGCTGGGTGCTTGGGCGCGGCTCCATTCAGCAGGCACGTTCAGCCCGTTGTCGCGGCACCATTGTGCTGCGTCGGCATAACTCATTGCCTCGGGGCGCTCCGATTGTTTGATGTAAATGGGCGGCTCCCACGGCATTTGCTTGGGCTGGTTCGCGCTTGCCGTAGTGGCCGCAGAGGATACGCGGCGCCATTCAAAACCGGCTGGCTCGCAGTAGTCGGCGGCTTCCTGATCATTCTCGACGTGCGGCATCGTCGTCCAGTCCAGCAGCATTCCGTTTTCGTGGCGTGGCCTGTACTCATAGCCGACAGCCGTCCCGTCCATCTGGCTGACTGCCTGCTGTGTGACCGGTGCAGGGGCTTCGTAGAGCGGCACCGGCTTAAGATCAGGATTGCGCACGTTCTCTTCGGCCTCAGTTTGAGTCTTGAATACATCTAGCCCGACCATCCATGCTGCAGGTTCTTCGGGAGAGGCTTTCTGGCTGACTGCGGGCGATGCGAGGGCGGCGCGGGCCTGCCATACGACCCAGCGCGATTGGGTGAACATGTTGAAATATTCGCCGACCAAATCAGGATGCTTTTGAAAGCTGGTGCGTGGTTCCTTTGACTTTGCCCACGCCTCGAACATCGCTCGCTCATCTGCCGCAACGCTCGGCTTCGCGCGGCGTTCGGCCAGTTCCGCAATCAGGGATTTTATGCTGATGCCGGCCGCGCTCCATTCTTTACCGAGTGCGGCACACAGCATCTTTTCAACTTGGATGCCGAAACGCAGCACGTCTTCGCTCGCGCTCGGCTCTGCGCGGCGGGCGAGGTCCCGCTGGCCGAGTAGCAGGTCGGTAATCCGCGAAAGTATGTCACGGCCGCCCTCATCGATAATGTCGCGGATCTGGTCCACGGGGTCCGCGCGCTCTGTGCGCAGCTTGTCCAGGTCGGCGCCTGCGGTCAGGTTATCCATTGTTCTGTCCTTTCTCGGCGCTGGCAGCGCGCAGCGGGTGGTCTTTCGGTACTGAGCCGGGGAGCAGCGTCATCGAGTGGAACTTGTAGCGCTCGGGCGGGGTGGCGATTGCAGCTTCGCGGATCGCATTCTCATCCTCGGTGCCCAGCTTCTCGGTATCGACGCGGAAGATGCGCTTGCCCCAGAACGGGTTCGGGCGCATCGCGTCGGTCCAGTGGTAGCCTTCAATGCGGTATTCGATTTCATACAGCATCGTCGCCCCCATTCAGGGTGTTAGCTGATCCCTTGGTCTGGCCTTGCTCGGCGCGCTGTGCGCTAAACGAAGGCTCGTATTCACGTTCGACCGTGAAGCTACCAAGCGCCGCGCCTTCTTTGCCGTCGTACAGCGTGATCGTCAGCGGCCATTGTCTTTCCCATCCGTCGTGCTCGCTGTGGAAGTCGGCAGCAGCTTCCTCAGCAAGAAATTCCAGATCGGCGTCGCTCTCGCAATCCGCATCCCATTTCGCGTGCGGCCCCGGCAGTTGGTAGCGGTAGCCGTCAGGCCGTGCGGTGTAATAGATGCTCATACGCCCCCTTCCTGGGTGTTAGCTGATCCAGTCTGGAGAAACCGGATTCGGTTGATGATGCTGAAAGCGGCTGCAGACTGAGGCGGCATGCTTGCGAGCGAATTGGTGTTTGACAGTTCGCTCTCAGCAATCTCGATGCACTTTCCGTATGCCTGATTGCGGATTGCCTCGGCGTTCTGTGCACCGGCCTCGATGTAGTTCCTGATGATCTGCATGCAGCGTGCGTCTTCGTCTGCCGTTGCGCCTGACAGTCTGCTTTCGTGCAGCGGCGTGCACATGCGGTCGAGGGCGCGACGAACATCAGCCGGGATGGCGTTCTGTGCGCCGGCCAAGTCCTTGCGCGACACGATGACCTTGCCTTGTCCGTCGCAGTCGTCGCAGCCTTGGGCGTCATATCCGCCGCCGAATTCGTTTGGCGGCATCAACCGCCCGACCATGCCGTGTCCGTTGCAGGTCGGGCATTCAACGGTCGTCAGGTCGTTCTGTGCGCCGGCAGGAGCTACCGGAGCGGCGTAGAGTGGCGTTCTGCGCCAGTTGCTCTGGCTGGTCTGGATGGTCGCGGTGCGGTCGTCCAGCATGTTGTCGAGTTCGTCGCGATTGACGTAGGCGATCGGCTCGGCCTGCGCCTGTCTTGCCAGGTGTGCGACCTCCCCGAATGCAGCGATAAGTGCGCCGGCCTCTTTGGCGGGCAGCATGTTCACCACAGCTTTGATAGTGGTTCCAAGTGCATCAAGTGCGCCCTGAGGCTGCTCTGCTTTCGGGTGGCGTGCCAGATGGGCTGCAATCGCAGCGCGGACCAATGCATCAACGTTCAGCATTGCGCTGTCGATGTCGAATCGTGCGCCTAGCTTGACGGCCAACTCAAATTCTTCGCGCACACGATTACGCTCATCCGTCAGATCGCCGGTCGGCTTCTCTGCTGCGGAGACAGGATGGGCGGGTGCGGCGTACAACGGGATCGTGAAGCTGGCGGCGATTTCCTTCCAGCGGCCGAATTCAAGGCTTTCCATGTGCTTCACCTCGGCGTCTGTCTTGCATTCGCTCAGATTGTTGCGCATCCACGCTACAGGCCCGCCTGCAACAGGGCCGCCTTCATCGCCCATCATTTTGCCGGCCATCGACAGAATGCCTTTCAGCGTACCGGCGACAGCGTATTTCTGCGGCCGCGTGTCAGGGATCGGTGCTACAGCGGTGCTGACGAGAGGCTGATAGGCCAGCAGTTCCGCGCCCGCAGCTGCAAACGCATTCGCAAGGCCGTCTCGGTTTTCGGTGAATTCTTGGTTGCTCATGCTGTCTCTTTCGTGTTGGTTACGTCGTATGCTGGTTCGCTCCACTTCACATCGCGCGCGGCGCCGAATGCGTACAGGAATTCGATGAACTGCGCGGCTTCCTTCACGTAGAAGTCGCGGGACTGGATGCCGAGTTGCACAATCCTTCGTCCGTCCAGGCTCGGGATAACACGGCCGTCATGGTGAATTGGCGTGCCTGCGGCGCGCATCTCGTCGGCAAATTCATCGATCAAGAGTCGCTTCATGTCGTCGGAGTCCCATTTGCGGCCGATGTGCTCAACCTGGCGCGAGATGTCGTCGATCATGGCGTGATATTTTTCTTCTTGGATGCGCTTCTTTTTCGGCTCGGAGAACACGACCATCCAGCCTGTAGGCGCTTCCATGCAGTACTTGGCGGCATTGTTGCGGGCCTGGTCGTGCATGAGGAAGAACGGGCGGCGCTGTACGGTCATGATTCAACTCCGTCGATGAATTCGTCGAGCGGACGACCATTGAGCCGCAAGCGATGATCCTCGCCAGCTATGATTCGGTCGAACAGGACTACGGCCCTGGCTTTCGAAAAAAGGCATCCATCAGAACGCCAGCGGCCGTGCCAAATCTCCGACACGTACAGGGCGGCGAAGAATCGACTCACGTTGCCACCTCCCTGCGCAACGCATTGAAGTTCAGGCCCTGCAGCCTGTCGATCATCTCGTTGTGCGTCAGGTCGAACACTTCAACCAGTGCGTCGACGATCTCGATGCCGGTCGGACCTTCGTCGAACAGGTCGGCCATGTCGACCAGGTGCGGATACTCGGTGGCGCCGGCGTCGTGGAGGAACTGGGCGAACATTGCGTTGGCGTGATCGAGTTTCATGCTGCTTTCTCCTGTTGGATGTCGGCGATGTGACGAATCAGGGCCGCACAGATCGACGGGAAATCCGACTCGTGGTACAGCTTCGCTGCCTTTTCCTGCGCCGCGTGCACGAAGCCCAGCTTGGCGAGGAAGTCGGCAGTCATCGTGAAGCCCAGGCGCTCGCAGATTTGACCGAGGCGCAGCGTCGGCGCCGTGGTCGGTACCGCTGCCGGGCGCGCCGCGGCGATCGGCGTCACTTGAGCCGGCAGCAGCGTGCCATGGTCTTCGTCGATATCGCAGAACACGCTGCGCGAGCCGTTCGGGTTGCACATGATCGGCTTGCCGTCGTCGCGCTTCAGCGTGGCGTGGTAGTAGTGCCCGGCCGCGTTGATCTCGAGCGCCTCGGCGTGATCGGCTTCCAGTTTGGCGGCCGCTTCCTGCTGTGCGCGCGCTGCAGCTTCTTCGCGTGCGCGTGCTTCCGCCTCGGCCTGAATCCGCGCCGCCTCCTGCTGCTGGCGTGCGCGCTCGGCGTCAGCCGCTGCCTTCTCGGCCTTGACGCGTTCCTCCTCGGCAATCCGTGCGCGCAGGGCTTCGGCTTTTGCCGCCTCCGCCTGCTCATGCTCGGCGATCCGTAGCTTGATCAGGGCCATCAGATCATCGGCGCCCTTGAGCACGATCGAGGCGGTATCCGCGAACAGGAAGGTATAGTCGCTGGCCAGTTCGCGCAGCATGGCCAGGTTGAACCCGATCCGATCGGCGATTGCGTTCGCCTCGATCTTGAAGCGCGCCAATTCGGTGTCGACCGCGTCGCGGAGGCTGGTGACGGTTTTCTTCCCCTTCATCACGCCAGCGAAGTCGACGGCGACGGCCGGCATGTACGGCTTCCCGAGGCGTGCATTCAGCGCGGCGATGTGGGCCGCAGCTTTGTCTTTGGCGCCTTGCTGGATCTCGACGCGGATCGTTTCCTTGCGCGCCTTCACGACCTTTTCCAGCATCAGGCGGGTCTTGCGGGCCAGCTCCCTGTAGCTCGCGACTGTGCGCACCATTTCGTCGACGGTCGAAATCTGGCCGAGCGCGGAGGCCTCGGCGGCACCCAGCGCGGTCTCGGCGCGCTCCATCACCTTGATGGCCTGCTCGGCATCGGCGAAGGCCTGATCATCGCTCGGGTTCGTGTCGATGTCGGCGATGAACGATTGCAGCCGTTCGCCGAACAGGACCAGGTTGTGATTCAGGGTCAGCTGGCCGTCGACGCGGATCGACAGGGCGGGTAGGTCTTGCACGGCGGCGGCGACTGCGGCTGGAAGCACTTCGACCGGTTGGTATGCGGCCACGTCGATCTCAAACTGCGCCCAGCCGGCGACGATATCGGCACGTAGCGCTTCGTTCGCCTCGTACCAGCAGTGGCGTTCCTCGACCAGTTCGTCGTTTTCCCACTTCGAGGCCATGAACAGAATGCGGCCGGCGCCGGACACCATGCATTGCTGCTCCATCTGAACCTGGTACATCATCGGGAGATCGTGGCCATCGCATCCGTCCACCATCACGGCGCGCAGGTCATCGTTGAGCGATTTGTGCTCGAAACCGATGGATTCGGACATCGTCAGGCCGTCAAAGCTGGCCGAATACTTTCCCTCGGAGCCAACAACCGGATACAGGTCTTCGCCGATGATCTGTTCGGCCAGCGGGCGGGCCAGCGCTTCGAAGTGATGACCATCGTCGAAGCGGGCCTGCGTGAATGCGTCGACCTCTTTGCTGACGCCGGTCGCGTACTCGCGGACCAGTTCGGAGCGTGTCTTGTACGCCGACACGCCCATCATGGCCGGCGCGTCGCTGGCATTGAAGTGAGCGGCGCGGTAAGCATGCCATTCCGCGCTTCCTTGGACGAGAGAGTGGGTGATCAAGGCGTTCTCCTTATTCTGCTTCGTGGGTCCAGCTGTCGATCGTGAGCTTCTGCTCTTCGGTCAGCAGCATCTTTGTTTGGATGGTGGCGATCAGGTCGTTGACGCTCTTCTTCTTGGAGAGGATCACCTGGCGCCACTCGGGCGTCTTCTTCGCGAAGTCGTCGGCCGTGCAGGTCGGCAGTTCCTTCGGCTGCGCGTTCGGCTTCTTGGTGCCGTCCTGCTCGGCCTTGTTCTCCATAACGGACTTCCACGTGGCCTCGCCGTCCTTGATGGCGCCGTAGACGCCGCGCAGGTCGACCAGTTCGGTCGGAGAGCACGTGTCCAACGTGTGGCCGAGATAGTCGACCAGGTCGGACACCTTGACGCCTATGCCAGCGAATGCATCCGCAACCTTCTTGCGCTCGGCATCCGGATCGCGCGCCGCCTCGTCCAGGCGCACGCGCTTGATGATCTCTTCGGCCTCGTCCTGCATGTCGCCGGGGATGATGCGCAAGCCCAAGGTCCGGATCGCCTTCGAGATTTGCGCCGCGCGCTTGTTCAGGAGGTCGTCGTCATTCGCCGGCACGGTGAACACCGGCTTGTTGTAGCTGTTGGTGCGCACCGAGATATACGAGCCATCTTCCAGCGGCTTCGAGCGCTCGACGGTCTTCGATACCCGCACGTCGAGCGGGTAGGTGACGTTCGATTCCAGGTCGGTGACGGCCACGCGGTGAATCTCTTTGGCGGCGTCCTCGAAGATCATCGTGGTTTCGATCAGGACGTTCGTCATGCAGCGCAGGGCAACTTCCACGAAGCGGATGCCGAGACCTTCCACGCCCTGGCCGATCGGCTTGCGGTAGTAGGCGCTCTTGTTGTGGGCGAAAGAGGGGCGCTTGCACTCCTTCATGAGATCCTGACGCACCTGGTCCCAGTTACGCGGGCGCTGCATCGCCATCACATAGCGCGCCTCGACCATCGCTTTGGCCTGCGCCGCGACGGCGGTCGACGACGTTTCCTGCATGGCCAGCGAAGTGCTGGTGCTGCCGAATTCCTGACGAACGGTCAGGGCGTTTTGAACCGGTGCGTTCACGTCTCTCTCCTAGTTGAAATTCAGGGGTCTTTCTAAAATGACGCGCTTCGAATCAGGCCGGCAGCCCCGTAACCGCGATGACAACGGCGGAGACAATGCCTAGGATCGTCAGGCCGGCAAGCTTGACCTTCGCGACGAACAGTTCGGCCTTGGTGTTGCGAGTGACTTCATGCGTACGGCGGTCCATGGCGATCTCCTAGGTTGGGTTACCAGTTCTGAATCTGATTGCGGCGTGCGGTCAACTTCACGGCGCGCTTGCGTTCGTACAGTTCCATCGGCACGATCTGGCTGCGCATGTTCATGAAGTGTTCTGCGCGCTCCTCGGCTTGCGCCAACTGGTGCCTGGTCCAGAGCAGGGCGGCAGGCTTGATGATCTTGCGCACCAGGCGGCGGGCGATGCGGGCGGCGGCGGTCATGCGGCGCTCCGTTCGCTGTGCGCGGTCCACAGAACGGCATCGGGGCCGCAGGCGCCGCCCTGTGCGCGCACCTTGGCGCAGTCCTCGCGCACCACCGCCTTGTGCAAGCAAACCATCGTGGCGCCGGCCTCGTACGGCGTAATCTGGCGCCGCAACTCGTTCACACGGTACGCGCAGCTGCCGCATTTCGGATCTTGACCGCTCATCATTTCTCCTCGTTCTGGCCGGTGGCGCCGGCGGGTTATTGGGCGTGGAGCCGGGCTACGTTCGCGGCTCCCGATCCTTGGCACACTCGTGCCGGGCATATCGGGGCATGGGTACTAGCCATGCGGCTACGGTCATGCGGCTACCACAGGGCTTGAGACTGGACGGCACCACATCGCTACTCCCGTCAGGTCACAGATCAGTCTCAAGGCCTTTGGCGACTGGCTTACGACCAGTCAGGCGTCCTGCTATGCACCAGTGCGTGGCACTTCGTTTGCACCAGCCTGCTTGCCGTGCTGGTAGATCAGCCATAGAGCTGTCACGGCGTAGCAATCCAGCCCTTGACGTGCGGCCCAAGCTTCAAGTTCAGCGCGCTCTGTAGCCACATTGCAGTGGCCGCAGTCCAGATAACCAGACGTGTCCTTAGACAGGCTGCCGGTGTCGTTGCAGTGGACGCAGCTCATGCCAGCACCCCGTTATTCCACAGCCAGCGCATGGCGCGCTCGGACAGCGATGCCTCGTCGCGGCGCTTCTCCGCGTCCTCCAGATCGGCCTTCGCCAGCGGCAGCACGTATGCGTAGATCGCGTCGCTCACGACCTTGGCGATGCGCTCGCCGACCACTTCGGCCTTGCCTTGCACGGCGGCGCGGACCAGCGCTTCAGCCTCGTCCACGTCGCAGTTCAGGCTCAGGTCGCCGTTCTGCTCGCCGGTCTTCTCGGCCACGGCGCGCACAATGGCTGCACGGCCGGCGAGGATGTCGTTTTCAGTTGCCGTGGTTCGTGCGTCGATCAGGCGCCGCAACTGCTTCTCGTAATCCTCGGCGGCTTCGGACAGGCGGACGTTCATGCGGCACCCAGCGGCAGATTCAGGTGCATGCCCAACATTGCGCGATCCATGATCGACAGCGGCTCGACGCTCTTCATGATCTTCTTGAGCGCGGCTTGACCACCTGCGATCCCCGTAACTGCTGCGACCACGGACAACTTTCCCTTACGGTCAGCGGACTTGAGTGCTTCGCGGATTGTTGCGTCTACTTGTTCGGCTTTCATCGTGCTCTCCATCTGCCCGTGCTGGGCTCGGCAATCAGTGGTGCGCTGCGGGTGTACTCGCCGCGGCCTCATACGTCGTCGTGCGTTCGGCTATCACATTTGCGATCCCCTCCGTCATTCGGTGGACTGCACTCGATCAGTTACAAGGGAGTCGGCTGCCCGGGTTTCCCCGTACGCTCGGTGACAGCCGCCGCATACGCCTCACCGAATGGGCGCATGCAGCGCAACCGACTCTCTTGTAACGCCCGTCTATTTCCGGGCTGCCAGGTATGCCGCGCGTCCGAAAACCTCGTGGAGATCGAGGGGAACCGGACTTCCCATACGCACATGCCTGCTGGTGTTATGTCCGACTACCAGCTGCGGTCTGCCGTGAATTCAGTGCGACTGCTTGATGTCCCGGTACTGGTACGGCTTGAGCGGCTTGTCCAATCGGAGCGCGTCCACTTCAGCGCGCGCTTCCGCCAGCAGGGCGGGGTCAGGACGCATGCAGAGTGCGATGGCATCCACGTACCCGCGGTTATAGATCCGGTCGTATTCGTCGGCCGGGTGCTTGGCGATCCGCAGGTTGTCGATCAGGATGCGCAGCGCGATGTCCCCAGGTTGCGGCGTTTTCAAAGCCACCTCCACTGGTGATCGATACGCGACATTTCGCATTCGTGCGAGAACCGCTGCGCCCTTGCTTTGAAGCGGTCTACGCGAACAGTCCGGCTCGTCTGCTCGTCGAGCCATTGGCCCATTTCGTCGAGCACGTCGTCGTTCAGGATGTACGACAGGCCCATCTTCGAGCCGACCAGCGTCGCGGTAACGACCAGGTGGCCCTCATCATCCGTGGCAGGCAGGCCATACAGATCGAGCCTAATGTTTTTGCTGTACTCGTAGCCGCTGTACAGGAGCGTTACGCTATCGATGAACATGACATCCTCCTCAGCGATCGCAGTTGGTGTTTTTGGCCGGGACGTTCAGGCCCCACCCAAGTTGGCGCCGCACTTCGGCCGGCGCCGGCGGGACAGTCCTTTGCTGCTGACGTTGCTGCATCCACTCGCGGACCTGCTCTTTCGACGGTAAGGACATGATCGACTCCGATTAGTGAGCTTTCAGGGGCAACAGGATTTGTTCAGCCATGTGCTGAGTCCACCAGGCGAGGTGGTTGCCAGCCACCGTGGCGAGCAGTGCAGCAAGGAGGCACGCTGCGGCGTAGGAGATCGCGGTTTTCATGGCTTAGGCCGGGAACTTCATCGTGACCGGATTCCCGCGCCAGGCCTTCGAGAAGCGGAAGCCGGTCAGGCGCATCACGGGCGCGGCGATTACGGCCATTGCGCGCCTGAACTGGTAGTGGGTTTTGCTGATGTCCATGATTTCTGCTCCAAGGTTTTGCAAGTGCTGAATCAGTGAACACAGTTTAGTGTGCGCTAAACTCCTCGTCAAGCGAAATATAAACAGTTTAGAGAAAAAATTTTAGGGGATTGCAACGGTCGAAAGACGTGTCGCGCGCGGCGTCGTTCCGGCACGAAGAATTTTCACGCGGAACTACACATTGGAAGTGTAGTACGCTAAACTGACCTACACTGTATAGACATACAGTACTTTGGCGCTCACTACACGATTTTGTGAGTCAGGCAATATTAGTATATTGACTGTAAGTATCGTGTATGGTTTGATGAATATGATTGCACGCTGTTACTGGAATCGATTGCAATGAGGTAATAGATCGTTTTTGGATGAGTGCGATGATTGTCTACGGGTCAAAAACAATGAATTTGACGAATGTGGGAGGGGATGACGATGCTAACGGCTACAGCGCATCCGGCGCACCTTTCGATATGACGCCAATGCCATCGAATAATGTTTGCTGCGGACGGGTCGCCCGAGCTATGCGAGCAGCTGGCGAATCAGCGCTTTCATCTCTGCGACTTCGCTGCTCAGCCTGGCAAGCTCATCCGCCCTGAACGAGGACTGTAGTCTCGAGACGATTTCTGCGTTAAGTGACACGCCACGAGCATCCGCTGCAGCTTGGATCTCATCATTAAGCGCACGAGGAAGACGAAGTGTCTTCTTGACTAATTCTTGGTCTTTGGAAATTTCCATCGCGCGATTTTGCGCGACAGAAGAATAAAGTGTTGTTTTTGGTGGCAGATATGCCACCAGAATCCAGCACAAAACGTAAAATCGATTTTGCCGTTAAGTATGCTTTCTATAGGGAAGCAATGTTTTTGGGCTATCAAAAAACGAAAGTAAAGCGGGAATACCTCTCTATTTCCGAATATGCAACATTTAGATTTCTATAGCATTTATTCTTAGTTGCCATCCGTATAAGAGACATCATGCCAAATAAGACTAAGCGGTGGAATGCAGCATTCGCCTTAATGGACGATCGTGCGCAGGATGAGATTCTCCGATGGGCCGAGCAGATGGCCCAGGATCACCCCAGGAAACAGGCTGACAGACGTAAGCAGGATACCCTGCTAACCCTCGTTGCCTCGAACGTTCAGACTCGGCCGACACAGGCTCTCGGCCAGGCGGAGCATGTCCGAGCGCCCGCGCTCATCAGTTCCGTGAAATAACTCCAGCAGTCGGATGGCTTGAAGCAGTACGTCGGGCCCAGGAGCCGGATTCATGAGCGAAACCATGTTGTGCGGCGTGACGCTCTGGTCATTGGGTTCTTCGAGGGTATCGAGGTACATTTCCCCCATCCCGTATGTTTGCTCTAGGCGCCGGGCTGCGCGCTCGCCAAAGGAGTTGCCCTCCTTCAGAAGCTGGGAGATATAGCTTTTTTCCTTAGCCGGGATGGATCGCGCGGCGAACCACTGACGTAGCTTTGCGCGTCGGATGTCTACGATATGCATCCTTGTATTCTGATTAGCATTCCCTAAACAAGCAAATGCTTGACTTTGTGCGCCTCGTGGTTTAGAGTTCTCTAAACCAGTTAAGTTTTCATCCGAAAAGAGGTCGCATGAAGCTCCGTGAATACCTGAATGCAGAGCGTGGCTCGTCAGCGCGCCTGGCTGCTCAACTTGAAGTCTCACCGTCTTTCCTTTCGCAAATGGCCGCCGGGGACGCGGCAATCTCGCCCGCGCGCTGCGTTCTCATCGAGCAATACACCGATGGCGCTGTCACGCGCAAAGACTTGCGCGATGACTGGATGGACATCTGGCCGGAAATCAGGCCGACATCGAAGCAGCAAGCGCGGCGCGCGCTTGGCTGATCAGTCATCCAACCTTTTTAAAGCAGTTTTCGAAATCCTGTAGCACGTTTCATAGAAACAGTGGCACTAGCAGTGCCATGAAGTAGTAGTCACCCATCCTTGTAGCACCGCTTGATAGGAGTAGTGAGTGATGAAGAGCAGGAAGGACGTAGTTGTTAAGGCTCTTTTCAGCGCCGACCAGTTCGTGGCGTTTGATGAAGAGTGCACTGATGCAGATGTATCACATAGCGAAGCCCTGCGTGAGTTGGCGAACACTTGGGTACAGCAGCGTCAGTCTACTAAAGGCGAGAGCCAGGGTAAATGGGCAGTGACTGGCCAGAAGATGGCCATACCCAACGCCCACTCCCGGGTGAATTACGGCATCGCGCCGGTTCGCCTTCGGGTTTGACGACGCTCACTACACATGGACGGGCTAGCAGGCGCGCTGGCGACGGCAACACAGCCAGGCAGCACCGCATAACAAACAAGGCGGCCCGCCACGAAGCGGGCCAAAAGCCAAACCGCAGCAGGGGATCTATGGAACCGGAGACGCCATCTATGTCGACACCCGAACAACGTGTAATTCACTGCGCCATCGCGTGGCGCGAGACGGAGAAATCCGCCATCGGCGCCCCGGAGGGCGAAAAGAGCGCCGCCAACGAGAGGCATTCGGAAGCAAAACGAAATCTGCGGAAAGCCGTGGACCATCTAACCAGGGGAAAGCCATGACGAACGAATGCCGCTCCGACAGCCGGAACGAAGTGCTGCAAATGGTCAGGACAAACCGTGGCATCACGGCCGGCCAGATCCAGGAGGCGGTCGGCCTGTCGAATCGTCAGGTCCTGAAAATCCTGTCGGACCTGACGGATGAAGGCCTTGTCCGTTGGAGGATGCTCCGTCCGCAATCTGGTGTAAGCCGGTCTCCGCGTCGCAACTACTTCATCAAGGAACAGCAAGCCCCGACGATCCCGGCGGCCTGGGACGTACTGGAGCACTTCTTCGGCCGCATCGCAGCAGAACCCGCAATCGTTTGATCGAGCACCGATGGCGCCGCGGCTGTGGCGCCATCCCCTAACGCCCGTAGGAGGCACCATGCATCACCGACCTGACCACTTCGAGCGCTTCACGCAAGCGGATCGCCGTATCGTTCCGGTGCGGGGCATGCCATGAGTGTCCTGCAACTGAAACGCTCGTCCACGCTGAAGCAGAAGACGCCGCTGGCGCGCAAGACGCCCATGAAGCGCAGCGGCTTCCTGCGCATGGATCACTCGAAAGAGCAAGTCACCAAGAAGCCGACCCGCCTCAAATCGCGCGGACCGAAGATGACGCCTATCCGCCGCGCCGCGCGGGGCCAGGACTGCCAACTGCAGATTCTCGGGGTGTGCAATGGCGACTCCACCACGACCGTTCTCTGCCACTCCAACCGCCTCGTTGACGGCAAGGGCATGGGCCTGAAGGCTCCAGACACCGAGGCGTGCATCGGCTGCTCCTCCTGCCATGACGTTCTCGATGGCCGCGCGCCGCGACCGGCCGGCATGTCGATGGACGACCTGCAGCGCCTCTTCGACTACGCACGAGACCGTACGCACGTCATTCTGCGCGCAATGGGGCTTATGCCATGAGAACGAAAACCGTAAAACGCTTCTGGTGCGACTTCTGCAACCGCGCCGGCCTTCGTGCTCACTCGATGATCAAGCACGAGCGCCATTGCACGATGAACCCCGCACGCTCATGCCGCACCTGCCGGCTGATCGACGGAGGCAACGGCCCGGATGCCGAGGGCTTGCGGGCGCTGGTGGCGATCCTTCCGTCTGGTCCGACGCCCGGCTGGGGTGAGGAGTTTGTCGCCTTCATGGCGACGGTCGATGCTGCGATTCCGAAGCTTCGCGAAGCGGCCGGCGGATGTCCGGCCTGCATGTTGGCTGCTATCCGTCAAGCGGGCATCCCGGTACCCGCAATCGAGGGCTTCGACTTCAAGAAGGAAATGGCGGAAGTACTGCGCTGCTATGCGGTCGAGCACATGAACGCGGGGTACTACTGACATGACCACGAACATCCTCAGCCCGAACTGGGAAGGCGATACCGCCGAGCCCATCGATCCCACGACGATCCGCTTCAAAGCCGTCAGGGCGCCTGTGTACGCCGACTGCCAAGGATGTCTGTTTATCGGCCAGCGCAGCGCTGTATGTCGCCAAGCATCCGCGCTCGCCGTGGAAGCAGGTCAAGTGGATTGCGACGATGCGGCACCGGAAGGCTGGTCCGTCATCTACGTCATCGACAAGAGCGATCCGCGCCAGATGGATCTGCTGAAAGCCGCCGAGGGCGAATCATGCTGACCTACGAAGTCAGAGGCCCGACCGAGAGCGGTCATTACCTCGTCGGCTACCCGACGCCGGGGGCCCCGCAGGTGTTCACCATGGCCGGCTGCGCGACGAACGAAAAGCTGGCCAAGGAAGAGTGCGACCGCTTGAACGAAGCGCAGGTTGGCGACCGACGAGCCGCGATGGTCCGCGAGGCCAACATGATTTCCAACGATCTGCGCTCCACGCAGCAGAGGAGCGAACCGTGAATTTTTATCCCTTCCATCTGGGCGATTACGCGGCCCATACGCGCCACCTGAGCCTCATGGAAGACCTGGCCTATCGCCGCATGCTCGACCTGTACTACACGACCGAGGCACCTCTGCCAGCCGATCCCGCGAAGGTGGCGCGTCTCATCGGCATGCGCGATCACATGCAAGAGGTGTGCGACGTCCTGTCTGAATTCTTTGTGAAATCAGAAGCAGGTCACACCAGCTCACGTTGTGAGCGTGAGATCGAGGTCTACAAGGCGCAGTCCAAGCGTCTGGCTGATCTGCACAACTTGAATGGATACCACGCGTTCCGGGCCGAAGTGTTCGAACGGGACAACTACCGCTGTGTTTATTGCGGCAGTGCCGGCTTGCACCTCGAAGTTGACCACGTCATACCAAGGGTCCAAGGCGGCGCGGATTCACTCGACAACCTGGTGACAGCCTGCAGGCCATGCAACCGTAGCAAATCGGGTCGGACTCCTGAGCAGTGGAGGGCCGCCAAGTGAATTACTACTCGTTTCACATCGGAGATTTCCGCTCCGGGACCATCAACATGAGCCGCCAGGCGCGCTGGATGTACCGCGACATGCTGGACATCTACTACGACACTGAAAAGCCGCTGAAGCTCGATTTAGAGCTCCTGTGCGATGAAATCGGCGCTGAGTCAGACGAAGATCGCCGCCTGGTCGAACGGATCCTGCGCTTGAAGTTCGTGAAGACTGACGACGGTTATCGCAACGAGGTGTGCGATCAGGTGATTGCCGAGTACCACAAGAAGGCCGAGACAGCTCAAGCCAATGGGAAGCTGGGGGGAAGGCCTAAGAAAGCTAAAGCGAACCCAGAAAAACCCAGCGGGTTATCTGTGGGTTCCGATCCGGTAGCAGGTGGCATCCATCAGCCTACCGGATCACAAACTAACCAAGAACCAATAACCAATACAACTACTCCCCCCATACCCCCCAAGGGGGGCGACGAGGGTAAGCAAGACGAAAGCCCGAAACGCAAAGCAGCCATCTCGTTGCAGACCTACCTGGACGACTGCCGCAAAGCCGGCATCAAGGCCATCCCTGAAGGCCATGCCGTTTTTGCCTACGCCACGAAGGTCGGCATACCCGACGAGTTCCTGCGGCTGCACTGGTACGAGTTCAAGGACCGCTACACGATGCCCGACGCCAAGCGCTACAAGTCCTGGGCGACGGTTTTCCATAAGTCTGTCAAGGGCAACTGGTTCCGGCTCTGGTACGCGGCGAACGACGGCACGTATGCGCTGACGACGACCGGGCTGCAGGCACAACGAGATCACGGGGAGGCAGCATGAGCTACGAAAAAGTCATCATCGGAGAAGCGACGCTGTATCGAGGCAACTGCGTGGAGATCGCGCCGACGCTTGAACACGTCGATGCGCTGATCGCCGATCCGCCCTACGGCATCAATCTCGCAAAGCTGAGCGGTACCGGCCGCAACCGCTGGAACGAGGGCACGAACTACGGCTTCGACATCGTGGGTGACGACCAGGCATTTGACCCTCTGCCTTGGCTGGCCTACGAAAAGATTGTGCTCTTCGGAGGTAACCACTTTGGCAGCCGCCTGCCGGACGCTTCGTGTTGGCTGGTCTGGGACAAGCGCGACGGCGGCACTTCGGACAGTTGCGCCGATTGCGAGTTGGCCTGGACGAACCTCAAGGGCCCGGCCCGGCTGTTCTCGCAGAAATGGCGCGGCATGGTTCGCAGCGGCGAGGAGAACGTGTCACGTGGCGCCGTGAGGCTGCACCCGGCACAGAAGCCTGTAGCGATGCTGGCTTGGGTCATTGAGCAGTGCAAGCTGCCGGCCGGCGCTACGATCCTAGACCCATACATGGGAAGCGGCTCGCTTGGCGTGGCAGCAGTCCGCAGCGGGTACCGATACATCGGGATCGAGATCGAACAACGCTTCTTCGACATCGCATGCGAGCGCATCGATCAAGCCGCCGCGCAAGGCCAACTGTTCGCGCGTGAACCGGTCGAGCAAGAGCAGGCCGGGCTGTTCGGGGAGGCAGCATGATCGACCAGTTCAACATCGAAGCCGAGCAGGCCGTTCTGGGCGCAATCCTGCGCGACAACGACGCTTTCGACCAGATCCCGGAACTGGATGCCGGCCACTTCTACCGCGGCGACCACCGGACGATATTCACGGAGATCACGAAGCAACTCGCCGCCGGCAAGCGCGTCGACGCGATCACGCTGGCCGAGCGCCTGGACGCCGAACTGTTCCCGTACCTTGGCCAGTTGCACGCCTCTGCGCCAAGTAGTTCGAAGATCGCCTACCACGCCGGCATCGTGATCGAGAAGGCGACGAAGCGCGCGTTGCATGCTCTGTCGATCGATCTGGCTGCCGATGCCGAATCGGGCAAGGACAGCACCGAGTGCATCGCCGATGCCGCTGCCAGGCTGGATGCGATGGGGCAGCGCAGGATGACGAAGAGCCCGCGCCGGCTCGACGAGACGCTGCACGAATACCTGACCCTGCTGCAGCACCGTATGGAGGGGAAGATTCGCCCGATTCCAACCGGATACCAGCACGTGGACGAGATGCTGGATGGTGGCCTTGAGCGTGGCACGCTGACCGTCATCGCCGGCCGGCCCGGTACCGGCAAGACTGCCGCCGGCCTCGGGATCTGCCGCAATGCCGCGCGCGATTACTCGTCCCTGTTCCTGTCGATGGAGATGTCGACGAACCAGGTCAACGACCGCAACATCGCGGCGCTCGCCCACGTCGACATGAAGTGGCTGCGCCGGCCGGGTGAAGGTCACGACGACACGGCGCGCTGGGAGGCCATCACGGCGGCGACGATCAACTCTCGCAACCTGAACCTGTTCATCGACGACCAGACCGGGTTGAGCATTCCCGAGATCCGCGCGAAGGCACGCCAGATTAAGCGGCAGCGCGGCCTGGACATGCTCTGCATCGACCAGTTGTCGTTCATCACTGGATCCAAGTCCGACAAGCTGCACGAGGCAATGGGCGAATACACGCGCGGTCTGATCGCCATCGGCAAGGAACTGGACGCAGCAATCATCCTGTTGGCCCAGTTGAACCGCGAGTGCGAGAAGCGCGGAGACAAGCGCCCGATTATGTCGGACCTCGGCGTGTCTGGCTACATCGAGCAGGACGCCGCCAACATCATCTTCCTGTATCGCGACGAGCTCTGGAATCCGGAGACGCAGGACAAAGGTATCTGTGAGTGGATCGGCGCGAAGCAGCGTCAGGGATGTCCCGGCGTCGTCGGCCTGCAGTACATCGGGGCGCAAACGCGGTTCGAGGATCTGCCGTACCGCTGGCACCGCCGCGCGCCGCAACCCGGCCCACGTTTGGCCGCAAGCCGCGGCGGATTCAACTGACGAGACCATTCCGCGCGCGAGCGCAGCCAACCGCAGCACCTACCTGAAAGGCAGACATGAGAATCGAAACTATCCGCGACACCTTAAACGCGCTCTCACCGGTCACGAAGTTGCTGTATGCCGCGTTGGTCGGGATTAGCGTACACAACGCGGAATACGGGTGGGCTGCGTTCTTTGCCTGCTTGTTTCTGGACGCGGCGCTGGACGACTGAGTATGAACCCGCCCGTACACAGGGCGGTAACAACGAAATTTAGGAGCTTCGAATGCTGACGCAAGATCATTTGAAATCGCTACTCAATTACGATTCTGATACTGGCGAATTTACTTGGCGTATTAGTAGGGGAAATGTTAAGGCCGGAGCTCCTGCAAGGACTAGCATGCCAAATGGTTACATCAGAATAGGAATTAACAATAAGCTTTATGTTGCGCACAGGCTGGCCTGGCTTTATGTGCATGGGGAGTTTCCAGAGAGCGAAATAGATCACATCAATGGAGACAGGGCAGATAACAGAATTCTGAATTTGCGCAAGGCAACACCGGCGGAAAACTCGCAGAACAGAGCGCGATATTGTTCAAACAGTTCTGGATTTATGGGCGTCTATTTTAATAAACGACATAAGAAATATTGCGCACGTATTAACCATTTGGGGAAGAAAAAGCATTTGGGGCTTTACGATACAGCGGAGTTGGCTTTTGAAGCATACAAAGAAGCAAAGCGGGTGTATCACAGCTTCAATCCTGAGGTGCCGTTTAGAGGTCAGCATGTTGCGGCTGAACTCCAAAGCCTGAACCGGAGTCGCGTATGACTCCGATGAAACTATTCCGAGAACTGAAGCAGCGCGTCAGCCTGGCCTGGCGCATCCTGTGCGACTTCGACGGGCATCTTGAGGCGTACGCACTGAGCGAACTTCGCGCGGCCGGCTACTTCGACGGCGACGAGATGAACGAGTGCATGGCACAGGGCGTGGTGGACATGGTACGCGTGTTCTCGCTTCAAGGGCACAGCGGCATGAGCGCATCGTTTGCACTCGATCTGTTCTGCCTGCTCGCACGATTCAAGCCGATAGGTCCGCTCACCGGCGCCGACAGCGAATGGGTCGACGTCGCCGATCTGTCTGGCCGCCCGCTCTGGCAGAACAAGCGCTGCGGGCACGTCTTCAAGGCCGGCGACGGTCAGGCTTACGACCTTGATGCCGTCGTTTTCGAGGAGCCGAGCGGCGCCCGCTTTACCAGCTTTCACAGCCGCCAGTTCGTAACGTTCCCGTACACGCCGCGCTCTGTCGTCGCACGCGTGGCCGAAGACGCCAGCGACGTCGACAAGCGGCAGGCTGCGCAGGCCGCATGGAGGGCGGCATGAGCAAGCAATTCAAGGCCGGAGATGTCGCAGTCCTGCGCATTGACGCTGCAAGCACCCCGCCGCAGGAACGCAAGCTGCTCGCTTACGACAAAGAGGATGTGACGGTCATAGGTGGACTCGGATGGCGAGAGTCGTGGTCTGGCCTGCTTTTCTGCTACGAGGTGACGACCATGGATGGGGCGGTGTTCTTCGCCGAGCCACATGAGCTGTTTCCCAAGCGCCCACCGCGCCGCGCCATCGACGAGGTGGTCCGATGGGAATCGGTCGGATGGATGCCGATGGACGTGAAGCTGGATCGGGCCATCAAGGAATCGTTGCGGGATCAGGTGAGGGAGCGGGCATGAACACCAAGAACCGGGACATCACCAGCCGCAACGTCGTCGTCCCTATGGCCCGTCTAATCGGAAAGCAGCGCGTCGGAGAGGAAGACGCGAACGAGCTTGCGCTGCCGACCCTGATATACCTTGACGCGGCCAAGCGCGGCGCCTGCCCGCACGCCGGCTACAACTCGCTCGCTACCACCTTGCTTGCCGCGGCCAGCATCGCGGTGCAGACGCAGTCCAGGCGCTTCTACGACATCGTGAACAGCGCCTACACCCTGCTCGTGAAGGCCGGGCTGCGTGAAACGAAGTTGCTCGACCTGACCACGACGGAATATCAGGCGATCCGCTCCGCGGTGGCCTGGTATGTGCGATCGCTACCGACGATCGAGGTTGGCGTGCTGAGTAGGGCGTACGCCCGCGCACAGGCAATGATGATCAACTGACGGAGGACCAATGAAGAAGCGAGCCCCAGACTACCAGAAGGAGCGCGGCGAGCGTCAAGAGCAGCGCATCATCGAGTGCCTGATGTCCGGACCAAAGACGGTGACGACGCTGGCCGCATTGCTCGCCATGAGCCGGTGCAACGCCGAGATCTACATGCGCCGGATGCACAAGGCCGACCGCATCCACATCGCCACCTATGAGAAGCGCACCGGCAGGCCGGCGCCGGTATGGGCGGTTGGACCGAAGACGGACGCGGAGTATGTCCCGAACCGCCGCCCATCGCCAGTGCGGACCGTCGCTGAGCGGGTCGAGCAAGTCAAGGAACTACTCAAGGCCGGGCACACCTCGCGCGAATTGGCCGAGAAACTGTGCGTCACCCGTGGCCGCGCGCAACACTACGTGCAGCTTCTTCGGAAAGCGGGCAACGTCAACGTCCGCATCATAGGCTGGCGTCACCCGGGTCATCGTGGCGACCTTGCTCCGATCTATCGCATTGGCTGCGGGGAGGACGCTCCGAAGCCGCGTGAGACGCGTGCGCAGCGATACGCGAAGGAGAAGGCGAACCCGGAGAGGTACGAGCGCATCTTGCGCAAGCGTCGGGCACGCCATCTCGTCGACATGGCGAAGAAGCGCCCGAACGGCATCTTTGGCGCGCTGGGGATCTGACCATGAAACGCCAGTTCTGGAAATCCGAGGAAGTGCAGGAGCTTCAAAGGCTGTATCCGCACTATCGGGCGGAAGACATCGCTACCTTGCTTGGCCGCGCTGTGCGATCCGTCTACAACAAGGCCATGAGTCTCAGCTTGAAGAAGGCGCCGGAGTTTCTCGCGAGTGGCGCAGCTGGTCGGCTGGATGGTATTCGCGGCGGCGCCACACGGTTCCAGCGCGGGCATGCGACATGGAACAAAGGCATGAAGGGCTTGCAGATCGGCGGCGAGGCGACCCGGTTTCAACCGGGTCATATGCCGCACACCACGGAGCCTATTGGCAGCCTGCGCATCACGAAAGACGGCACGTTGCAGCGCAAGATCAGCAATGACAAGGGTAACAACAGCAAGCGGTGGCGCGGCGTTCACGAGTTGGTTTGGATCGAAGCGAATGGCCCCGTGCCATCAAAGCACATCGTGGTGTTCAAGCCCGGCATGCGCACGGACGTGATCGAGGAAATCACCCTGGACCGTGTGGAGTGCATCAGCCTGGCCGAGAACATGAGGCGCAACACGCGGCACAACCTGCCGAAAGAACTGAACCAACTGATTTCCCTGCAAGCGGCACTCACACGACAAATCAACAAGAGGAGCAACAAGAATGGCGAATGACATCAACGCGCTGCGCGCCCACCTGTTCGACTGCCTCGCCGGCCTGAAGGACGGCTCTGTGCCGCTTGAGAAGGCTAAGGCGATGTCCGAGGTCGCGCAAACCATCATCAACTCGGCCAAGGTGGAAGTCGAGTATGTCAAAGCGACCGGCCACAAAGGCAGTTCCTTCCTTGAGCCGGCGCCGGATCTTCCGCCCGGGATCACGGGCATTCGCCAGCACAAGCTGATGGGCTGAGAGACGAACTATGAAAATCATCGTTTGCGGCGGACGTGACTTCGAAAATGTGTCTGCTGTGCGTCACGCGCTAACCGTAGCGCACTCCAAGCGGCCGATCACGTTGCTGATCGAAGGTGGCGCGGCCGGCGCCGACAAGCTGGCGCGCGAGTGGGCTGGAGCCAATGGCGTCTTGCACGTCACCGTCCTGGCCGACTGGAAGCGCTACGGGCCGGCGGCCGGCCCGATCCGTAACACCGAAATGCTGCGCGAGTACATGCCGGATGGAGTGATCGCATTCCCAGGCGGGAAGGGGACGGCGGATATGGTGGCGCAGGCTCGCAAGGCTGGCATCAAGGTCTGGGAGCCGTTCGCTGAATGTGAGCAGCGAGAGGGGCCGAAATGATCCTGGCAATCGATCCGGGCACAACGGAAAGTGGCTACTGCATCTATGACGGCGAGCGCGTGCGCGAATCTGGCGTGTTGGCAAACGCCGACATGCTAGTGCGGGTGCAGCAGTGGCCAGCCGCGCGCCTGTGCATCGAGATGATCGCCAGCTACGGTATGGCTGTCGGCCGCGAGATATTCGAAACCTGCGTGTGGATCGGCCGCTTCCAGCAGGCATGGCGCTCGCCCGAGGTCGTCGAACTGGTCTATCGCCGCGACGTCAAGTTGCACCTGTGCGGCACAACGAAGGCCAAGGACCCGAATGTGCGCCAAGCCCTGCTCGACATGTTCCCGCGCACAGGCGGGGGCGCCACGCCGCAGGTCGGCACGAAGAATAAACCTGGGCCGCTGTTTGGCGTGTCGAGCCACGCATGGGCGGCGCTTGGGGTAGCAGTCACCGCAATGGCACAAAACCAGAGGAGAGGAGCATGAACAACGATACGAATTCACAGCGGCAGGCAATGTTGGCCGAGGTCGAGAGAGACATCGCGCCCGGCTTGCCACGGGTAGAGCGCGCAATCGCATTCGTGCGCACGCGCGGCATGGCGACGTCGTCCGAGCTGCACATGGTGATGGAACTGGAGCCGAATGAACTGGCATCGGACTATCTCGATAGTGCGCTCGCGGGCGGGTTGCTGGTCAAGACGGGCAAGTACTGGGTGCCTGGAACAGTTCCAGTAATCGCGGCTGATGCGCCAGCGTACGCCATCCCGACGTTCGTCCCGCCGCAGCCCGTCGACAACGTGGTGTCACTCGAACCGCAGCGCACCGCGCGCGTCAAGCCTGCGGAGAAAGTCGACTTCGTAGGCTTCGCCGACATGGTGAACAGCGAGGCCGACAGCGCGCCGACCGCCAAACCGGCGCCGGTCATCCGCTGCGGCCTGTGGTCGGATGGCTCCGTCGAGGTCCAGCGTGACGGCAAGACGTCGGCCGTGCTGTTCGTGGAGGAGGTGGCCTGTCTCGCAGATTTCTGGAAACGTGTATCGAATAATACCAAGGAGGCAATGTGAGTAGATTGACTGACCAAGACCGTCGTTTCGGCCCCATCACCTACGGGCGCTCCGACTGGGCGGCATTCCGCGCCGTGTTCAGTAGCGGCGATGACGAAAAGGCGCGCAACTCGCTCACCGTGAACGCATTCGGATGGGTGGCGCGCGTGTGGCTGCCAACCCTCATCCAGCCGCACAAGGTCAAGTGCACCGCAACATACTGGAGCGCCGAAGATATCGCCAGGATGGGCCGCGACTGGTATTACGAAATCTCCCCGCGCGAATTCGGGCTTTGCATCAGCGACGGGCATCTGTCGGTCTACTACGGTGAGCAAACCGACAGCAGCCTCACGACCAAGCGACGTGGTTGGTTCCTGCCGTGGAGGCAATGGCGCCATGTACGTTACTCGCTGTACGACCGCAACGGCAGGCTGTTCTGGGAGCAGCGCAAGAAGAAGGATATCCGCGGCATCAAGGCATTCACGGATCAGTACGATGCTGAGAAAGCATGTCCGGCCGCCTCGTTTCTGATTCGAGACTACGACGGCGAGCAGGTTACGGCGCGCACGGTCATCGACGAGAGAGAATGGCGCTTCGGTGAAGGCTGGTTCCGGTGGCTCAGCTGGCTCCGCGCCCCGAAGATTCGCCGCTCGTTGAAGATCGAATTTAGTGCCGAGGTTGGCACCCAGAAGGGATCCTGGAAGGGCGGCCTCGTCGGCACGGGTATCGACATGCTGCCTGGCGAATTGCACGAATCGGCCATGCGCCGCTACTGCGCGAAAGAGCATTGCGATAAGGGCGGCAAATACAGGATAACGTTCCTCAGTATCGCGACCCAGTCAACCAACACCGCACCTACGGAGTCCGCATGAACGCCGTTGCACAAATCGTCGTAGAAGAGGCTCCCAGCGCCGATTCCCCATTCATCACCGTCATGAAGCTGTGGGCCCGCTGGATGACGCTTACCGACAGGCGCGAAGCTGGCGGTTGGGCGCATCCGCAGGACGTGAAGGAGTTCATGCGCGCCGGGGAAGCGGTGGATGCAATGGTCAACGACCTGCCGAGCGCGCAGCGGTGGGCGATTTACCGGGCATACGGGATTGCTACCGTCTGGCGCTTCCCGAATCTCCCGCTTGCCGAAGTCGTGATCGAGGCAGAGCAGATTTTGACGCCGAAGATGCTGCGAAATGTTGACGTGAAGCGATATTTCAATTAGGATACACCTGCTAGCTGTCCGAACTGCGCACTAGCGAAAGAAACCCGCCCAATCCGGCGGGTTTTTTGTTTTAAGACCTCGTAAGAGGCCATCGGGACTAACAACCTCCCTGATGTGATGTGAAGCCGACTTACCGCGCATCTAGCCGAAAGGGCGGCGGGTAGTTGGGGTTGGCGCCCCCTTAACGGATAAGTGAGCCTACGACCAAGTGAAAATCTAGGTTGCACACAGTCGAGCGCACTAACTGCGCGCACCGACGCCGGACGCTGTAACCGGCAATCAATTCCACCCATGAGTGAGCCAGACATGCGGCGAGAGCCTGAGCCAACCGGCACCGACGCGGTATTCGTCGTTGTTTGTCTGCTGATCGCGGTTGCATGGCTTGCCGGGCTGATGGTGGACGCGACGCAGGACATGCTAAGCGAGGCGTTGGCGAGAATGACGTTTCGCGCCTGGTAATCCGACGCACAGCGGCCCGGCCCCGCTGACTCTTTCCTGTTGAATTGCGAAAACGCTGCCTGATGCGGAGCGTCGGCGCCTGACTGGTGCGAAAGCCAGTCGCTACACCACAGAGGTACTCTGCGCGAAGCGAGGTGATGTCTGGGTCGCCCGGCACACGCTCAAGCGGACGATGGGAGAAAGCCGGTTCGAATCCGGCCCTCTGTGGTGTGGTGAACGCGCATTAGCTGATGCGCAATCGACTGCTGATGACGCACGCGGGACCGTAAAAGGCGGCGAGCATGTACTAGCGTCAAGCCGGAATACCAGCACCGGCCGCCACAAGCAATTAGCAGGGCCGCAAGACTGTAAGACAACCGCCCTATACCAGCCCGAAAGGGTGATCTATTTTGATAGGTGACGAAATGTCTGAACATGTCATGGTCTGCAAGCTCCAACTGCACAGCAAAAATCCGATGAAGGGCTACAGCTCGACAAACGAGGAAATGCCCGGGCAGTCGGTGCATTTCGGCGCTGTGTGGGAAGGATCGACCGAGAAGCAGCAGGCATCCGAAAACGCTGTGTTCGGCCACTGGACTCCGTATGCGGAATTCAAGGGCTCCATCCTTAACCAAGTCGTCAACGACAAGCTTATCGTCGGGAAGAAGTACTACGTGACCTTCACGGAAGCGCCCGACTAAGTACCGAGTCTCCTCCAAAACCTCCCTGGTTCTGGATTCGCCGCCTGCCGCAGTAATGCGACGGCGGCTTTTTTACATCAGCGCACGACCAGATCGAGATCGCGCCCGAGCGCCGCCATGGCATCGGCAATGCGGTCTATCTTCGTCGCGTGCTTCAAGTCGGTGAGGCGGTTTGCCTCCTGCTTCGACGTGCCCATCCGGCGCGCCAACTCGGACGGCCCTACATCCTGGGCCAGCATCTCGTTGAGAAGCAAGACTTTCGATGCCGCGCTCAAGGGCAACGGAATCATCCGCTCGCCTTCTTGCGGCGCCGACGGCATGGGAACCGGGCGGCGGTCCTCGAAGTAGAAGTCCATGACCGTCAGAAGGACGTCAGCGGCCATGTCGAGCGCTTCGGCCTCATCGTCGCCCTGGCTGATCGCCTCTGGAATGTCGCGGAAGGTAATGACGAATCCACCTTCTTCGGCCGGTGTGAATGTAGCTGGATATTTCATGTGCTCCCTTTCGTGGTAGTGCGGAGGTGTGGCTAAGCAGAGTGGGAAACCCCTTGCGGGGCTCCCTCCCTATTTCAGTTTCAGTCGTTTCAGAATCCCGTTCACCGTTCCTTGTTTCAGTTCCTTGCTGGGATGCCGGGGAATCGGGGCCTTTTCACCGTTGAGATGAGCAATCAGGTGCTCTTTCCCTTCGGTGAAGGTGGCGCCCTTGCGGGTCAGCCACCTTACGAACTCACTCTGCTTCACCACACCTCCTTTTCTCGTTGACCGTAGATACATGGTAAACAAAATAGTTTACTGAGTCAAGAGAAACGTAAGCATTTTTGAGTACTTTTTAGGTTCGCCATGCACATCACCATCGAAGCGGAGCGCGCATGGCTGATGATCCTCATCCAACTGGAACGGGACCGCGCCGCGCTTCGCCCGAGAGCAGCATGAGCGGCCCTATCGACGCATACCGCGCCCAGATCATCCGCGCAGTCGTAGGCCGCAAGCCAATCGCCGTCGAGGATATCGCCGCGCTTGATCGTATCTGCCAGCGCTTGGTCGAAGCAGAGGAGGCGCACGAGATCCTGCGCTCGCTTGGGTACGGCAAGTCGTGGGACAGCCTGACGGAACTCGCGCAGCTGGTCCCGCATTCGACGGCCATGTTGATCCGGCCGCCAAAGTAGCTCGGTCGAGATGGACTTCGACAATTTGTACCGCCTCTACCAGCAGAACAAGAGGAACGCCGAGAAGCGCGGCATCGCCTACCGGCTGACGTTCAAAGCCTGGTTGGAAACATGGGGCGAGCGCATCCTGGACGAGCACCGCGGCGCCGGCGATGACCGGCTTCGCCTGGAGCGCATCGACAAGGGCGGCTGCTTCGAAGTCGGCAATGTGCATGTCGTGCGCAGGCTGCTGCCCGGGGAGCTGCGGCGGGTAGCGGAAGTGCTGGAGCGAGGCTAGCGTAAAAGCCGGCCGCTTACGGCTTCTTCGATTTGAGTAGGAACAGTTCGAACAGCGCCGCATCCATCGAGCGATGGGATGGCGAGTCTGCGGGCGCCTCCCAGTTCTGCCACGTACGCAGGGGCTTGCCTATGACTGCTGCGGCTTCGGTTTGCGTGAGTCCGGCCGCCAAGCGTGCGGCGCGGACTTCGTCAGGTGTCGGTTTGTTCATTGGTCAGAGGTAGCAAGGGCCGGAAATATGCCTGACGACGCCGGTATCGCACGTTGCCACGAATTCTAATTCATCGCGCGGGTACATTGAGCTAACGTCGGAAAGAGCTTCTTCGCGAGCCCATTCGAACGACATGCCTTCAGAAGTGGCGATCTCTGCGCCTTGGTACAGAACGGTGTAGGTATAGGTTGCCATGTCGATCTCCTTTGGGTTACAGGCTAACGTTGCTATACAGAGCCATCATTTCGCCGTCTTGTTCGACCATGCCCTCGAACTTGGCGAAGGAACTAGGTGCGCTGGCTGCTTTTGCGAGAATCTCTGCGCCGCCGCCGCGTGTGACATGCACCTTGGCTGCGGCGACCATCTCGGCGGCTTCATCAAGAGAAATCTTTTCCAGGCCATTGTGCGGCACGAATTTATACAGTTGCTCATTGCGACGCAGGATGTAGGCATCGGGAGCGTAGTCGCCCGGGGTGATGACCTTTGCCGTTACAACGAGGCTCGACAGGAAGCCGACTTTGACGGTTTGGCCGACTTCCCAGGCTTGCTTGGACTTGGTGATCATGGCGTTCTCCTTGAGTGGGTGAGTGCTGCTTCGATAGGTTCATAGTAGTACACTCAATGAGTGCATTCAAGGACCGCCCACACATACCTATCAAAAGGAATAGGCCCTATGGCGCAAACGGAGAGGTCCGCGCCGAATGTTGCGTTGCAACGCCATAGTGCGAGGTGCCGAAAAACGCGGGCCTAGACCAAACCGATTGGTGCACTGCACATGGAATACCTAAATGGCTCTCACCCCCAAACAGCAGCGCTTCGTCGACGAGTATCTGATCGACTTGAACGCGACCCAGGCAGCGATCCGCGCCGGGTATAGCGAGCGCAATGCCGGGAAAATTGGGCCTGAGCTACTAGGCAAAACTAGGATCACAGCCGCCATCACAGACGCCATGAAGGCACGCGAGGCTCGCACCGAGATCACGCAGGACATGGTGCTACAGCGTTTGTGGCAGATCGCCACCGCTGACGCGAACGATTTGGTCCAATACCGCCGCAATTGCTGCCGGCACTGCTGGGGCATCGATCACTTCTATCAGTGGACTGAGGCCGAGTTCGAAGTGGCCAAGATCGAGGCGGCGAAGAAGAGCAACGCCGAGCCTACCTGCGAAGGTGGATTCGGTTTCGACAGGCTCAAGGCCGCGAATCCTGAGTGCCCTGAATGCAAGGGCGAGGGCAAGGGCTCGATGCACGTGCAGGACACGCGCAACCTGAAGGGTGGCGCCAGGCTGATGTACGCCGGCGTGAAGCTCGGTAAGGATGGTCTCGAGGTCAAGATGCACGACCAGATGGCGGCGCTGGAGAAGGTCGCGCGCCACCTAGGCATGTTCAAGGACCGGACTGAACTCACCGGCAAGGATGGTGCGCCGCTACAGCTTGGGCCGCCAGTCATTCAGATCATGAAGTATGACGACGCAGATCCGACTGAGTGACCCGCAGTTCGAGTTCGTCACCTGCCTCGACCAGTTCCCGGCTTTCGTGGCTGGATTCGGCAGTGGCAAGACTCATGCAGCGGTTGCGCGTGCTCTGACGAAGAAACTCGCCTATCCAGGCCAGAACATCGCGTATTACCTGCCGACGTTTGACCTGGTGCGCAACATTGGCTTTCCGCGCTTCGTGGAGATGCTGGAAGAGCACAAGGTGCCGTATCGATTGAACAAGTCGAACGCGGTAATCGAGTTAGAGAACGCCGGCGACATCATCTTTCGCACGATGGACACGCCGGAGCGCATCGTCGGCTATGAGGTGGCCGATAGCCTGGTGGACGAGCTGGATACGCTCAAGCCCAATCAGGCGCAAGAGGTATGGAACAAGATCATCAGCCGGAACCGACAGAAGAAGCCGGACGGCGCGTTGAATACCGTTGGAGTGGCGACGACTCCGGAGGGATTTCGCTTTGTCTACGACCGCTGGAAGAAGAAGCCCGCGGCCGGATACCGCTTGATCAAGGCGAGCACCTATAGCAACGAGCGCAACCTGCCGTCTGGGTACATCGACAGCCTGAAGGCCTCGTATCCAAGCAATCTACTGTCGGCTTACCTCGACGGCGAATTCACGAACCTGACTTCCGGCAGCGTCTACCCGGAGTTCGATCGTCACCTGAACGCCTCCACTGAGACCATCCGCGAAGGCGAGACGATTCACGTTGGCCTTGACTTCAACGTTGGCAGGATGGCCGCAGTGCTGTTCGTGCTGCGCGATGGCGATCCGCACGCTGTGATGGAGCACGTCGACATCCTGGATACACCGGCGATGGCTGCGCTGTTGCGCGCCCGGTATAAGGAGTGCGGCCACAGCGTGATGGTGTATCCGGACGCATCGGGTAATTCGCGCAAGAGCAACAACGCGAGCGAATCGGATCTCGCGATCCTGAGGCAGGCCGGGTTCCAGGTGTGCGTCAACAGCAGTAATCCGGCGGTGAAGGACCGGGTGCTGAGCTACAACCGCATGATTCATAGCGAAGGTGTGCGGCGCTTTCGCGTGAACGTCGATATCTGCCCGCACCTGGTGGAATCGCTGGAAAAGCAGGCGTACGACAAGAACGGCGAGCCCGACAAGAGTGGCGGCCTGGATCACGTGTTGGATGCGTCCGGTTATTTCATCGTGAATCGCTGGCCGATCCAAGGAAGAAACATGCAGCGAATCAAAATTGGCGGTGCCTGATGGCTCTGAACGACAAGCACAAAGACTACGTCGCAATGGCGCCCAAGTGGCAGCGCTGTCGCGATGTCTCCGCCGGCCAGGACAGTATCCATGCGGCCGGCGAGGCCTACCTTCCCAAGCTGAAGGATCAGACCCAGGAGGATTACGCCGCGTATGTAAAACGCGCCACTTTCTACAACGCGACCTGGCGCACGATTGCCGGTCTGCTCGGCATGCTGTTTCGCAAGTCGCCCGATCTGGAAGTTCCGGTCGGCCTGGAAGATCACATCAGCGATGTGACCATGTCGGGCGTGCCGTTCCAGATATTCGCGCAACAGATCGCTGAAGAATGCATGGTCGTTGGCCGGGTCGGCGTGTTTGTCGACTATCCGGTCGTAGATACCGAGACCATGACCGAGGCCGATGTGCTGGCGCTGAATCTGCGGCCGTCGATGAACATTTATAAGGCAGAGTCGATCATCAACTGGCGCTGCCGGCGCGTGAACAACAAGTACGTGCTGTCGCAGGTCGTGCTGAAGGAAGTGCATTCCGAGCAGGTTGATGAATTCACCGACGGGAAGCCGGAAGACCGGTATCGCGTTCTCGACTTGGTCGACGTGGCATCCGGGGAGAGTGTCCGAACGGTCTATCGGATTCGCCTGTTCAAGCTGGACGAAAGAGGCAACCCGATCCAGATCGGAGTCGACTCCATTCCGCAGATGAACGGCGATCCGCTGGCATTCATCCCGTTTTACTTCATCGGCGTGGACGACACCACGCCAGATGTGGACGAGCCGCCGCTGATCGACCTGGTTGACATCAACCTGTCGCATTACCTGACGATGGCCGACTGGGAGCATGGCGCGCATTTCACGGGACTGCCGACGCCTGTCGTGTCCGGATATTCGCCGCCAAACAACGATGGCGAAGCGCCGGACAAGCTTTACATCGGCAGCACGACCGCATGGGTATTCACCGATCCGCTCGCCAAGGCGGCATATCTGGAATTCACCGGCCAGGGCCTTGGAACGCTGAAAGACCTGTGCGAGCGCAAAGAGCTGATGATGGCAATTCTCGGCGCGCGCATGCTGGAGGTTCAGAAAAAAGGCGTCGAGTCCGCAGATGCCGCGGGCATCCATCGAAGTGGCGAACAGGCGACATTGGCGAGTGCCGCACAAGCGATCTCGATGGGGCTCGCGCAGGCACTGCAGACGTTCAGCGAGTGGGCTGGCATGAGTGGCGGTGTCAAATTCAGCCTGAACCGTGAATTCATGCCGACGCAGATGGACGCGGAAAAGCTGACCGCATTGATCATGGGCTGGCAAAAGGGCGCCTATAGCTACGACACCCTGTTCAGCAATCTGAAGCAGGGTGAAGTGATTTCGATCGAGGCGACGCCGGAAAGCGAGCAGGCCAAGATGAAAAGCGGTGCGCCGGTCGCGGCCGATCCATCGGCGTCTGTACCGAGCGCCGCAAGTTAGAACCAATTTCCAAGGCTGGCGTCACTGCCGGCCTTTAAGTTTCAGAAGCCGCTTGCGTGATGCAGCGGCTTTTTTTATAGGGCGTGATGCCCGTAACACAAATATCCGAGAGGGATATCGCAATGCAAATCACCAAGGCAAAAACCTTTGTTCGCAGTCTCCTGGATCTCGTTCACAAACGCCTGTTTAGCCACATGGCGCGCAGTGGCCTGATCCTGGCAGCAGTGCCGCTGGTCGCGGATTCGCTGGACTCGGTTCCCGAGCCTCAGCGGGCGCTCTATGTCGAGAGGGACGGGAAGTTCCACCTTGACGTCATCGGCCTGGAAGACACGAAAGGCCTGAAATCGGCACTCGAATCCGAACGCCAAGCTGCGCGTGATGCGGAGAAGAGGCGCAAGGAAATCGAGAAGCAGTACGAGGGCATCGATCCGGTCAAGGTTAAAGAAATCATGTCGCGGTTTGACAATGACGAAGAACTGAAGCTGATCGCTGCCGGCAAGATTTCGGAGGTCGTCGAGAAGCGGATGGAGCGACAGCGCGCGGATTTGGAGCGCCAGGTTGAAGCCGAGCGTGCCAATACCGAGGCTGCAAATAAGCGCGCTGATGCGTATATCCAGAGCGTTCTCGACAATGCGATTCGGTCTGCCGCCGGTGAGTTGCATAAATATGCGGTTGAAGACGCCCTGCTGTTGGGCCGTCAGATTTTCAAGCTCGACGCCGAAGGAAATGCCGTGCAATTGGGTAGCGACGGCCGACCTGTGATGGGCAAGGACGGCAAGACACCGTTCGGCCCGGCTGAATGGCTTGAAGGCATGAAAAAAACAAAGCCCCACTGGTTCCCGGCAAGCAGCTCGGGCGGTGGGGGCGGTGGTCAAGGCTCCATGGGCGCCAAAGACCTATCTCATCTCCCGCCAACCGAGCGCATGACTGCGGCAAGGTCGGCAAAAAAGTGAAGGTATCAATCATGAAACTCCTGAAGCTTGTCCAAGCCGTCTTCGTGGCGGCGTTCGCCTGGGTGTTCGACCCGCTGTATGTCGCGCTGACGAATTACATGGCGCGGCAAGGGATGATCGCCGGCGCCTTGACCCTGGTCGAAGCAGCCAAGCTGGAAACCGGCGACGTGCTGCGCCAGGCAATCATCGAACTGTATGCCGGCTCATCCGCGATCCTGCAAACCCTGCCGTTCGAGACGATCGCTGGCAATGCGCTGAAGTACAACCGCGAGGACTCCCTGCCTGGTGTCGGCTTTCGTGGCGTGAATGAAGCGTACACGCCGTCGACCGGCATCCTGAACCCGCTCACCGAATCGCTGGTGATCGCCGGCGGCGACCTGGACGTCGATAAATTCATCATCGACACCATGGGCGCAAATCAGCGCGCCGTGCACGAGGCGATGAAAATTCGCGCGCTGTCGCTTGCCTGGACCAAGAAATTCATCAAGGGCGACACCGCCACCGACCCGCGCGAGTTCGACGGCCTGCAGGTGCGCGTCACCGGCAACCAGCTGGTCGCTGCTGGTTCGACCGCAAACGGCTCCGCGCTGTCGCTGTCCAAGCTGGACGAGGCAATCGACCAGACCCTCAACCCGACGCATCTGCTGATGAGCAAGGCGATGAAGCGCCGCATTACCCAGGCGTCGCGCTCCACCACCGTCGGCGGCTTCATCACGATGGGCGTGGACGGCTTCGGCAAGCCGGTCGAGATGTACAACGGCCTGCCAATCCTGACCGTCGATCTGGACAACGCCGGCGCCCAGATTCTGCCGTTCACGGAAGCCTGCACCTCGGGCACTGCAACCGGCACCTCGATCTACGTTCTGAGCTTCGGCAACGACGGCGTTCTGGGCCTGCAAAACGGGGGCGTCGACGTGCGTGATTTGGGTGAGCTGCAATCCGCGCCGGTCTTCCGTACCCGTGTGGAATGGTACAACGGCTTCGGCGTTTTCAATGGCCGTGCGGTGACGCGTCTGTGGTCCATCGCTGACGCCGCCGTCGTCGCCTAACCGCCCACTGAAAGGAAAGCATCATGGCAAATCTGTACTCGCAATTCACCTACGACAACGCGCTGCTGCTGAAAGCGGCGGGTCTGGTGGCATCCACTACCACCGAGTCGACGATCCTCGATCTGGGCGCCGGCCTGGTCGATGGCTATCTGGTGCTGGACGTCTCGGCCGTCGAAGTGGCCTCCAACGACGAAATTTACCTCGTCTGCCTGGAAGGCTCCAACGTGGCCGCCATGTCGTCCGGTTCCGTGACCCTGGCCCAGATCGAACTGGGCAACGCCACCGCGCCGGCCGATGCCGATACCGGTACCGGCCGCTTCGTGGTCCCGTTCCGCAACGAGCAGAACGGCACCCTTTACCGCTACGTGCGCATCTACACGGAAGTGGCCGGCACGATCGCCAGCGGCATCAACTTCGTGGCCTTCATCGCCAAGGACTGATCGTGACCGATCGCTACATCGAGGCGGAAGTCGCAGTCAACGAGAACATCGTCCAACGACGTCGCGTTCTGCTGTCTGATGCCGGCGATACACCAACCACGACCGCTGCAGGGGTCGGGTTGGTGCCTGCGGCCCTGGCGCAGTCCGGCCAGGTGGTCGCAACTGAATACGGCAACGGCGTCGTCCATCAGACCGTGCTGACGCTGGCAGCATTGGCGCAAACGGTGGTCAACGGCACCGAGTATCAGGGCACGAAGATTTATTCGTTCCCTGAGGGTCGCATTCTCGTTCTGGGCGTCACGGCGTCCCTGGCTCCCACCACGACCAGCACGATCGCGACCACGCTGAATTCCGGTGTAACCGGCGCGGTGGCGGTTGGTACGGCGGCGGCGTCCAACGTCTCGTTGACGTCGACCATGGTTGACCTGCTGCCTTCGACCGCGTTTGTCACCTCCACCGTGATCAACGAGCCAGCCGCGGCGGTTGGCGCAGCGTTGGCGGCATCGGCGCACTTCGACGGGCACTCGTCCCACAAGGACGTCTACCTGAACTCCGCTTTCGCGACAACGACGGATGTGGACGCGGATGCGACGATGACGTGGGCCGGCAACATCACGATCACCTGGGTTTATCTGGGCGATTACTAACAGGTGGCGGGTGCAGGTTGCCCGCCATTTTCACAGGACAATCGAAATGATGATGACCGTCTATGACCCGAGCGGCAAGGCTCACACCATCGAAGCGGTCGATGCGCGGGAATATCTGAAGTCGGGCCACTACACCAGCGAAGCGCCGGAAGTCTCGGGCGCCAACGATGCAGCCGGCGTTACCGAATTGCCCGCCAGCGCCGTCGATGCGGCGGGCGACACCATCGAAGCGGTCGATGCGGTCAACGAACCAGCGGCCGACAAGCCGGGCCGTCCCGGTCGCAAGTCGAAGACAGTCTAATAGGTCACGCCATGCTTACCGATGCTCAGAAAGTGGACGTGCGTCGCTGGGCCGGATATCCGGTCTCCGGTGACGCCAGCGTGGCGGTCTACTCGGACCCGGTGTATTTCCACGCCGGTCCGCGCGATGGCCTGAACGCGTTGACGCTGGCGGGCCGCCTCGATCACCTGACCGAAAGCGAAGAGACCGTCTTGACCGACACGTTCCTGACGCCGATCGCAGCGCTGGAAGCCGCAATCCTGACCGTCAGCGACAACCTCGACACGAACAAGGCGGCCGTCTGGGAGCGCAACACAACCGAGCAGAGTGACCGCGAGCGGCTGTTCAAGTCGGTCTGCCGGCGCATGTGCGCGTTTCTCGGAGTGCCACCCGGGCCGGGACTGGGCAGCGGCAACGGAATCAGTCTGGTGCGCACATGACTTGCGTGGCGTGGGACGGCGTGACGCTGGCAGCCGACAAGCGGGCGACATGCTCCGGCTACCCTGCGACCGTGACGAAGATAGCTCGCGCACCGACCGGTGAACTTGTCGGAACATCCGGCGATTCCGACGCGGGCCGCGCGCTGATTGCATGGTTTCTCGCGGGCGCGATACCCGAACAGTTTCCGGACAACCGTGGTGATGATGGATGCCACCGCGCCCGATTGCTGGTCATTTCGCCGGGGCCTCGCATTACGATCTACGAGGCGATGCCGCATCCGATCACGATCGAAGACAAGTTCTTCGCCATGGGCAGCGGCCGGGATCACGCGCTGGCCGTCATGTACCTTGGCCGCACCGCCCGCAAGGCCGTTGAAGTCGCGTGTGCGCTCGATACGGGCTGCGGCAACGGAATCGACACATTGAGGCTGAAATGAGCATGACCGGTGCCCGACTGCAGGCCCTGCAGTACGCCGGCTACGCGAAGCTGGCCGCAAAAGTCGGTTTCATGTACGACGTCTACCGCTTCGACGATCCGATCGCCGTGACGGACGACATCTACAAGATCGCGCGCATCCCGGTTGCGTTTGCGGCCGAGAAGAAATTCGCCATCCCGAACAAGTACCAAACCCCGACGTGGTACTGCTACGCCGACGGCCGCGTGCTGCAGCCGCGCGACATCCTGATCGGGCCGGCGGGCACGTTCTACATCGGCGACATGCAGCCGAACCTGCCGATCCAGGCCGTGGAGACGAATCACGTGATTTCCATCGGCCGCGGCTCGTACGACGGTGGCAACCAGACTCTCGAGTTCTACGCCACCGGCATCCCGGTCTTCATGCAGTTCAAAAGGGAAGACATCAAGCAGGCGCAGTATGCGACCACGATGGGGCAGGCAATCACGCACTGGACCACGTTCATTCCGCTGCCCGAGGGGATGCTCAAACAGGACGATGTCGTGCAGGACGAGGAAGGAATTCGTTACGTTGTCGATGCGCCCGACTTCACCAGCATCGGCTACGTCGCTCACCTGAGGTTGATCACGATATGACGATGACCATCGATCTTGCCTCCGCTCTGGCGGGGCTGAACCGGCTCGCCATGCTCAACATGTCGCCGTGGCTGCAGGGCGTGGGGCAAAAGGCTCAGCAGAGCGTGAAGCAGCGCATCCAGCAGGTCAAGCAGGATCCTGACAACGCGCCCTGGTCGCCATGGATGCCGCGCACCGAGAAGTACCGCACGCACAAGGGAAACGCAGGGCAGGGGCTGTTGTGGGACGAGGGGACGCTGCTGAATTCGATCCAGATGCAGGCCGACGGCGGCGGCGTGTCGGTCAGCACCTCCGTACCGTATGCCGGCTACCTTCAGGACGGCACCGAGCGCATGGCCGCGCGCCCGATCCTCGGCTGGTCCGACAGCGATGTGTCGGAAATGGAATTCTCGGCCATCCACTTCATCGAGGCGATGCTGTGAAAACGGTGCGCCTGTTTCAAAACCACGACCAGCACAAGGACGGCAAGGTAATCCGCCATCCGGCCGGCGCCATCGTTGAACTGCCTGACGACGAAGCCGATTTCGTGGTGCGGGCAACGCTTGGCGTTCGTGCTGCACGGCGCGAATTGGCTGAACGAACCCCTGGCACGCCAGAAAAGGAACGCAAGAATGATAGCTGACATCGCCGCCGACCTCGTCGAGCGTGTGACCTCCGTGCCGGCGCTGGCGAACAGCTCGGGGCTGGCGATCGGTGGGCGCGGCGCTGACCCGGCGCTGACCAAGATTCCACTGCCGGCCGCCTGGATCATGTTCGGCAAGGATCAGGTGGACGAGAGCCCGTACGGCTCGTCGCAGTCCGGCGGGCGCGGCGGCCTGATCCCGAACGGCGAGAACATCCAGATGGTGTTCAGCGTCGTGATCTACGTCCCATACGTAAGCCAGGACGATCTGTTGACGGTGCAGTTACCGCTGCTGGAATCGGTGATCGCCGCGGTGCGTGACAGCGGCCGCGCGGCGCCATCCGGCCACCGTTGGCGATACATCGGACAGAAGCTCGCGATGGTCTATCCGGACCGTCTCGCGTACGAACAGCATTACACCATCGACGGTTTCATGTAGCAGCACCCGCCCGCGATGAGCGGGTTTCTCTACCTCGTAAATAAGGAAATACCATGCCTCTCATCAGCAATTCCGACCTCCAGGCCATCGGCGATAAGCTCGCACGCTTCGCCGCCATGTCGGTCGGCGATCCGGCCTTCGACAGCTCGTTCACCGCCGGCCTCGATGCCGCAAGCAATGCCGTGCTGTCCGGCTCGGGCAGCATCGCGCAGTACCTGCTTGACACCGACGACGAAGCCGTGACCGCCGACCTGCTGCCGGCCGCGCGCGACCTCGACGAATCGCACCCCGTCGTGCCGACCGGCTTCCTGCTCGGCATTCCGGGCATCAGCGCGCAGCTCAAGGCGCTGGACACGCACGTGAAGCGCTATGCCGGCGCCGCGAATTTGGACGCCTACCTGTCGACGCTGAACGCCTCGGCGCCGACGCTGCGCTTCCACGCGGCCTTCACCGATCACCTCAAGACGCTGTCGGCCAAGAACGTGTTCATCGGCGCAGACCTGGACATCGCACGCGTGAACGTCACCGGCGCCACGACCGGCACCTATACGCACCTGGCTGCGATCGACAAAACCAAATACAGCGGCGCCAAGCTGGTCGCCAAGAACGTCGGCGCGCTGACCGCGACGACCGCGCTGTCGATCACCGGCAAGAAGTTCGACGGCACGACTGCGACGCTGACCGTATCAATCTCGACGCTGACCGATGGCACCGAGACGAACCTGTCCGACACCACGAAGGTGTTCGTTGACGTGACCGGCATCACCGTCACCTCGGGCGGCACCTCCGGCAACGTCATCAAGATCGTCGCCAAGACCGACCGCGACATCTCCGCCGCCTAATCAACTCCCCCGAAAGGTAAATCATCATGGCATACAATGACAATTCCTACGGCCTGTTCCAGGGGCAGTTGTTCCTGGCGCCGCGCGTCATGAATGGCGCGCTCACCGGCGGCTACAAGCCCGTGGGCGACGCCGACATGTTCACGATCGACCCGAAGCAGAAGTTCGAGGACATCAACGAAAGCCAGACCGGCCTCGGTCTGACCGCCGCGCACATCCCGACCGAAACATCGATCTCGGTCAAGATGCGCCTGCTGAACATCAAGCTGGACAACTGGGAGAAAGCCGTCTGGGGCACGCAATCGGGCGCCGTGGACGCCGGCACCGTTTCCGGCGAGCCGATCGTGCTGTACGCCGATTCGGTCGCGCCGCTGGCGCACCCCGGCGTGTCGAGCGTGACGATCTCCGGCCTGACCGAAGGCGTCGACTTCACCGTCGACGAGCGCCTTGGTGCCGTCACGATCCTGGCGACGTCGGAGGCCAGCTTCCCGATGACGACGACTGCGTCGTACAGCTACGCTGCCTACAGCGGCAAGGTTGAAGCCTTCACCAACAATCAGCCGGTGTTCTCGGTCCTGCTGCTGGGCATCAATACCGCGAACTCGAACCAGCCCGTCAAGGTCGAGTGCTACCAGTGGGCGCCGGATATGGCCAAGACGCTGGACATGATCACGAAAAAGCACATGAATTTCGAGCTCGATGGCATGCTGCTGCAGGATCAGGCCAAGCCGCTGCCGACCAGCGATTCGCCGCTCAGCCAGTTCTTTACCGTAACGAAAAGCTAACCCATGAGCGAAGACCTGAAAGCCCTGTTTCCGGGCCAAGAGGTCGACGCCGGCGGGGAGACCATCAAGGTTTCCCCGTTCGCGTTCGGCCAGATCCCACAAGTTGCAAAGATCTTCGCCAAGATCAAGGGCGTCATTGAAGGCGGCGACCTCATGGAAATCGCGTCGGCTGGCGGCGAAGACCTTCTGCAACTGTTGTGTCTGGCGGCGAACAAGCCTCGCCCATGGTTCGACACGCTGCCGTCCGACGAGGGCCTTAACCTGATGGCCGCAGTCATCCAGGTGAACCGGGATTTTTTCGTCCAGCGGATGTCTCCCGTTCTGCAGCGTCTCACGCAAGCCGTGAGTGGGACTGGGGCGCCGTCGTCGCCCGCCTCATCCGCGCCGGCCACCGATGGGGCGACATCCCCGGTTATACCCTAAGCCAGATCAAGCTGTTCCTGCGCGAGGGGAGTGTGCTCGAGCGGGAAGAAGCGGCACAGCGCCTTGTGCACGGCTGGATGGCTGCGAATGCCGAGGGCGACAAGATCAATGAGGCTGTCAAGGCAATGACCGAGCGCTAGCGTTTCCTCGGGATCTGCGCCAGCCGCTCCAACTGGTGCAGTTGATCGTGGTGCAGCAGTAGCACCTGAGTGCTGGCCGCAAGCACCTGCGCGGACCGTGTATAGGGCGCCGGACTGACGACGACGGCCAAGTGCGCCCCGTAATGCAGCCGGCCGGCGACAACCTCCTGCACGGCGCGATTCCCGACCGGGTGCGCGTACTTCTTGCACTGGATCGCAACTTTCGTTCCGCGCAGGACGGCGATGACATCGACGCCCTGATCCTGTAGCGGCGTCGTATGCGCCCGCCAGCCGGCGTCGCGCAGTACAACGGCGCAGTAGTCCTCATAGGCGAGTGGCGAAAGCGCCGATACGTCGGAGGTGCGCAGCATCGAGTCGCGGCGCAATGCCTGGTCGCGCATCGATCGCCACGCCAGGAAGATCACGACGGCGATGACGGCTGTGTCTTCCCAGGGGATGCGCGAGACATACCAGCCGGCTCCCGCGATGAGCAGGGCGAGCATGCACATGCCGGCCAGGTTGGCGAAGAGTTTGCGCATTGTTGTAAATATAACATAACCAAGTGAGCGTCCATGGCATCCATGAACATCGAAATGCGCCTGAATCTGGTCGACACGGCCAGTGCTCCGGTGCGGGCGTTCATCTCGACGCTCGAAGCGCTGGAGTCAGCGGTTTCTGGCGTGTCGTCGCGCCTGGCTGGCCTTGCTGGCAGCATGGATGCGCTCGGCGCCTCGCTGGGCCTGGTCAAGACCAACTCCGCCGGCGCCGCTGCTGAACTTGGCACCGTCGGCACGCAGGCCGGCGCGGCTGCCGGCGAGACCGCGCGCCTGGAAACGACGATGGCGGCACTGTCGCTGTCGCTCGAACGCATAGTCGGACAACTGAGTCTGACGAGCGCGGGCCTTGCGGGTGTTGGTAGCGCCGCGGTTGCGGCCAGCACGGAAGCCGGCGCCGCGATGAACGCGGTCGGCACTGGCGCGCAGGGCGCTGGGACGCACGTGAATGCGCTCGCCGCATCGATTCGCGGCATGGGTGAACTGTGGGCCGCCTTCAAGATCGAGAAGGGCCTGAAGACCTCCATTCAGGACGCGGCCGAGTACGAGCGCACGGACAACCGCCTGCGCAACATGAATCTGCGGCCTGACGAGTCCGACGCGATCCACCAGTCCGTTCGCCAGACTGGTCGCGACTTCCACCAGTTCGACCAGAACGAACTGCTGGAGATGGCGATCGACCTGCGCAACGCCACCGGCAGCGCGCACGAAGCGGCGGAAGGGCTGAAAGGCTTCGCGCAGTCCGTCTTCGCCATCAACCTGTCGATGCCGAGCGGGAAGAAGCTCGACGAGCAGGGCACGCTGAACTTCGCGAAGTTCCTCGAGGGCCGCGGCGTGACCATGGACCCGGCCGCGATGGCCGCGCAACAGGACCTCGTCACAAAGATCGTTGCTGCCACGCAGGGGCGCGTGAACCCGAACAACCTGTTCGGCAACCTGACATACGCCAAGGGTGGTCTCGGCCGCACGATGGATGACGACGCCCTGGTGACGTTCGCCGCCATGATCGAGCAGGACACGATCGGCGGCGGCACCGGTGGTCGCGTCGGTACGATGCTGACTTCGTTCGTCAACAGCATCACGAAGGCGAACGCGATCACGACCAAAAACCGTGACGAGTGGATGAAGCTCGGCCTCGTTGATCCAGAAAAGGTCAACATCAACGAGAACACGAACCGCGTCACCAGCATCCAGGCTGGCGCCATTGCGGGCACGGATATCGTCGGCAAGAACTTCAAGCGCTGGGTTGACGAATACCTGCGCCCGGCGCTGATCGCTGCCGGCGTGAACATGGACGACCTGAGCGAAGTCAAGAGCAAGACTGACGTCCTGTTCCCGAACCGGAACGCGGCTGAGGCTGCATTCCAGCTGCTGTCCAAGAAGGAGCTCATCGAGAAGGACTCGGCCAACATCAACCAGGCGGCCGGCAAGGATGAGCAGGTCAAGAACGGCGAAAAGCTGTCTGCCGCCAACTGGGAGCGCTTCCACAAGGCTATCAACGACCTCGCCATTGCGATCGGCACCACGCTTTTGCCGGTGCTGAACCCACTGCTTGAGGGTTTTACCAAGATTCTCGAAGTACTTGGCCACCTGAGCCAGGATCATCCGGTGTTTGGCTTCATTCTTGGCCTGTCCGGGGCGCTGGGCAGCGTATCCCTGCTGATCGCCGGCGTGACGCGCCTGTTCGGGCCGCTCGGCGCGATTCTCGGCGTGACAGCCGGATCATTCGGTGGCTTCGGTACGGTGGTCTCCGGCGTCGGGGGCATCATTGCGACCGCTATCCCGATGATCCTGCGCTTCCTGCTGCGCCTGGCTGGCCCGATCGGCGTCATCCTGCTGATCTGGGATACCGGCCTTGGCGACTGGATCTCGAAGCTCAACGTGTTTGGGCGTTCGGTCGGTGATTGGGCCACGATCCTCTCGGACCGCGTGGTCAACGACTTCAAAAACATGTGGATCCGGACGAAGGAGTTCTTCGGCTTCCTGTCGAAGGATGCAGCCGATGCTCAGGTCGAGGCAAACAACCGGGCGCGCGTCCATAAGCTGGTCGAACTCAGTAATGGTGGCGCCAAGCCGGCGACGAGGGGCGTGCGCGGCGGTGCATCCAGCGATTGGGACCGCGGCGAAGAGGTGACGCCAGCCGCCAAGGCTGTCGAGGACAAGATCAAGCGCGAGAAAGAAATCGCTGCGCGACTGGCCGCGAACAAGGCCGGCGCATCCGGACTTGGCGGCGGTACGGGAAGTGGACGCTTCAAGAACTACGACGCCAACCTCGACGACGCCAAGAACGACTTGCGCCTGGAAGAAGACGAGCTAGCTCGCCACATGAAGGCCGAGGAGGAGCTCTACAAGGCCAACAAGATCTCGATCAACGAGTACTACGACGACAAGCTGGCCACGGTGCGCAAGAGCGTCAACGCGCAGATCGCCGAGCTCGAGCGCGAAAGGGCGGCGTACCAGAAGCAGGGCGACAAGGCGGGTGTGAACCGCGCCAATACCGAGATCGAACTGCGCAAGCGCGACCTGTCGGACAACGAAAAATCGGTCGAAGTCCAGCGCCAGAAAGATCTGAACGCGCTGAAAGAGAAGGGCCTACAGCTCGACGCTCAACAACTGCAGGCGGAAGGAAAGAAGAACCAGGCAGCTCTGGCTCGCGAAGTCCAACGCCTCACGAAGGACAAGACGGAATACCTGCTCAATGGCGACACGGAGCACGCAAAACTCGCGCAGCAGGCCATCGACACAGCCAAACTGACCGCAGCATGGGAAGAGTACGGCGACGCGGTCAAGAAGGTGCACGAGGAAACGCAGACCAAGGAAGCGGCGGTTGATGCCCTGGTCAAATCCGGTAGCCTGACCCGGTATCAAGCCGAGCAGAAGGTCTTCGCCCTGCGGCAGCAGGAAGCGCGCCAACTCGACGAGCTGATCGCGAAGGAGCGCGCGCTGATCCAGGCATCAGACGCCCCGCAGGCTGTGAAGGACCAACGCCTGAAAACGCTGGATCTGGCGCAGGCGAAGAACGACGCGACGCTGTCCGAGATGAATCCGGAGACCATGCGCGTCAAGCAGACGCTGGACAACGGTCTCCAAAACAGCTTCACCGGACTGTTCCGAGACGTCATTTCCGGCTCGAAGTCCGCCAGCGCCGCATTCAAGGACTTCGGCAACAACATCGCCAACGTCGTGAATCAGTTGGTGGCGGAGCAGCTTGGCAAGCAGTTGTTCGAGTCGCTGTTCGGCCAGGGTGGCGTGAACATGGGCGGGATCAGCGGCGGCGGATCGCTGTTTGGCTCCGGCGGCTTTCTGGGCGGCCTGTTCGGCGGTGGAAAGTCGGGTGCGCCTGATGCCAACGCGGATATTTCGATGGTCAACGGCGCCTCGGGAGGCGGCCTTTTCGCTGGCATTGGAGATTGGTTCTCTAGCCTGATGAGCTTCGATGTTGGCACCGATAGCGTCCCCCAGGACATGATCGCGCAGATCCACCAGGGCGAAATGATAGTGCCGAAGTATGACGCCGACCGCATCCGCTCCGGCGGCTTGCGGCAGGGGCCGACACACGTGACGAACAACTTCACCGTTGCCGGCTCAGTGACGAGGGAGACACAGTCGCAGATCGCGCTTCAGGCCTCTCTCGGCGTGCAGCGTGCAGCAAGGAGAAACGGATGACAGGATTTGCCGAGGTCAGGATCGACGACAACCTGATCGTCTATCGCACCGTGGGCGGCCCGACATTCTCTACGGCCGTCACGGTCGTTGACTCCGGGCGCGAGTACCGCAACGCGAACTGGTCGCTCCCGCTTGGGCAGTGGGAACTTGGCGAGCGTGACATGATGCCAAACGACCTGCAGGCGATGAAGAACTTTTTCAACGCGCGACAGGGCAAGGCGCAGGGCTTCCGCTTCAAGGACTGGGCCGACTATCGCGATGAAGGTATGGGCGTGCTCGTTGCGGTTCCCGGCGTATCCGGGAGCTACCAGATGTATAAGGTGTACCCGTCCGGCGGCGTCAATGGCCTGCGGAAGATCGTCAAGCCGGTATTTGGCAGCGTCAAGGTGTACGACGGCGACTCTCTGGTGACGGCATCGGTCGATACGACCACGGGCGTCGTCACTGGCGTGCTGGGCGACAGCTTGACATGGACCGGCGAATTTGACACGCCGGTGCGCTTCGACACGGACCAGTTGCGCACGGAGTTCATTGCTGCATCCGGTCACGGTGGCGCCGCGAACGTCAAGGACGTCTTTTTCCACCTGTACAGCCTGCCGATTACGGAGCTTCGCCTGTGAAAAACTGGAGCCCTGCGCTGCGCGACCATTACGCCAGCGATGTGACGACGCTGACGACCTGCTGGAAGGCGACCCTGCAGAACGGGACCATTGTCGCGGCCACCAAGCTGGACCGCGACCTGGTGATCGATGGCGTGACCTATCAATCTGTCGCCGGCTTTTTCGATTCCGACGTCGAGAACACCGCCGAGCTCAATCCGGACAACCTGGAGGTCAGTGGCTTCCTGGTCTCGCCGGCGATCACGGACGCCGATATCCATTCCGGCGCGTGGGACTACGCCGCCATCGAGATGTTCGAGGTCAATTACAACGACCCAAGCATGGGAAAGAACATCCTTCGCACCGGTACGCTGGGCGAGGTGAAGGGCGGGCGCATCAAGTTCACGGCGGAGTTGCGCGGCCTGATGCAGGCATACACGCGCACCGTTGTTCGCCTGATGACGAAGGACTGCAACGCGGACCTTGGCGACAGCCGCTGCAAGGTGGACATGGCGCCTTTCACCGCAACAGGCACGGTCGGTGGAACGAACAGCACGAACAGCGTGATCTACGACTCTGGCCGCACTGAAGCCGGCCCGGATGGCGCGAAGACCATCACGGACATCTCTCAGGCGGAAAATGCGGTGGTCACGTGCCCGACACATGGCTTCGCGCAGAACACGACCGTGCAGCTGTCGGATATCGTCGGCTGCACGCTTTCTGGTGCGACGAAGGACGGCGTTTTCTATGCCGGGAGCGGCGACGGTCTGAACGGGATGCTGTTCCAGATAACTGTCATCGATCCGGATCACTTCCGCATTCCGGTCGACACCCGGGCTTATAACGCCGATCAGACGGTTGGTGTGTCGGATCCGCTGCAGGTGTATTCGCCGTACGTCAGTGGCGGCCTTGCGCATCCGGCGAACGCGAGCGGCTATTTCGATCACGGCCTGGTCACGTTCAACTCTGGCGAGAACGCCGGTCTGTCGATGGAGGTGAAAGCCTACGCGCCCGGCGTGATAACGCTGATGCTGCCGATGCCGTTCGAGATCTCGGTCGGCGATACCTATACCGTGACGGCCGGGTGCAATCAGGCATTCGAGACCTGTCAGCAGCGGTTCAACAACGTGGTGAATTACCGCGGGTTCCCGAACCTCCCGCAGTCGAAGATCTACCGGCGCGGGGCCGATGGCATCAGCTCAAGCGGAAGTGCCGCCGGTGCGGGCGGAGGCGGTTCAGGGGGCGGAACTGGTGCGCTAACAGGCTCTATCACGGGCTTCATCATGCCTAATCCGGTAGAAACCACGTTCCTTGGCAGTATTCCCACCTCTGTGATATTCCCGGAAACCGGGATGTCGAAGGGATATTTCGCGGTTGATCTGCTTATGCCAATTGGCGCGAAAATCCTGGGGTACAACTACAACGGCGCTCAAGGCGTGCTGGTGGATGGCTCGTTGTCATCGCAGACAGAGGTAAGCGGGACAATTCGCCCCATAACAAAAGATGAAATTGTCACTTATCTCAACTCTGACAATAACGTGCAGTACGAACTGCCCACAACAACGCTACCAGCAACCGGCGTGACTACAAATGATAATCCAGTTGCGGTCACCGTGGGCGGGTTCCAATTGAGTTATACCACGAGGGATGAAATAGGATACCTAACGACCACTGGACGTAAGCGCGTGTGGAATCCGTCCGCAACGGTGCGCCCAGTCGGCGATACACAGTGGTCCCCTTCACTGCACAAGCTCGTTTCTATCGTTGGGGATTCAAAGACCATGCACAGTGTGGACGGCAAGACGTGGGAGGAGCACTCCATATACGAGAATCGCTATTACACGGTCTTTATCTGGAGTGAGCAGGCAGGCAAATTCATCTACTACACAATGCCAACGTTCGCCGGTGGTAGCTATTTCATGGGTGAATACGTGCCATATAACACCATGGTTAGCGACGATGGCGGTGTTACATGGCGCGAGCAAATCGGTGCGCCTGATGTTTTATGGCGTTCCGTTCTCCCGGTACCGAGCCTTGGCATTACGGTGGGCATTGGTAACGCCGCCGGCTTAGTCAGCGGCATTAGCTATGACGGAGGGCTCACATGGACTCTCACTCCATTGACCGTAATTCCGGATCGCGTACGAACCAACACGCTTAACATCGCATGGTCGCCAGAGCTCGAAAGGTTTGCGGCGGTCTACTCCAACATTGATGGATATGGCGCGGTGACCAGCGCGGATGGTATTAACTGGGACTTGTGCAGCACTCCAGTCGGGATGTGGCATAACGTAACGTGGATATCCGAGCTTGGCCTTTTCATTGCATGTGGCGAAAGTCATCCTTTGCGCACACCGGTAAACATCATTGGCAGCGTGCTGGAAAATACGCAAGCGTATTCCATTATGACGAGCCCTGACGGTATTAACTGGACCGCCGTCACCAATGTTTTCTATCCGGCATATATGTTCACGGCGACTTGGTGTCCAGAGCTGAATGCGGTAGTTATTAACGGGATCATTCACTTCTCTCTGGCTACATTCCGCATCTATAGCTTCGATGGCATTAATTGGACTTCGATGGTCCCGAATGATGGCGACGGTATTTATGTCGAGGAACTGGGCCTCTTAACCAGTCCGGCAGGGTGGGGTGATAGTACGTTCGAGCCTGAAACGACTTATTACTGGCCGTACGATCGCTTCACCATGACTTATTCCGCAACCTGAGCTAGCGATTTCTACGACGAATCATGAATGCACAACAAATCGTCCCGATCGCGCGGGAATATATCGGCACGCGCTGGCAGCACCAGGCGCGCGTGGGTGGAGTCGCGATGGACTGCGCCGGCCTGCCGATCATCATCGGAAAACGTCTCGGCATGTCGATCGATGCGCTGGCGAATTACGGGCGCCTCCCGGTGCCGAATGAGATGCGGCGTGAACTGGATGCGCACCTCGTGCGCGTGCCGAAAGCATCGATGCAGCCGGGTGACGTGGCCTGGATCCGCTTTGAGGTCGAGCCGCAGCACTTCGCCATTGTCGGTGACTACGTGCACGGCGGCCTGTCGCTGATTCATGCGTATAACGGTGCGGGCATCAATAAGGTGGTCGAGCATCGCCTCGACGAGCAGTGGCTGTCGCGCATCGTCGGCGTGTGGCGTTTTCCAGGAGTGGAATAGATGTCGGGATCACTGATTGGCGGCGTAATTGGGGCCGGCATTGGACTCTTTATCGGCGGTCCTACTGGAGCCATGTACGGCTGGTCGGCCGGCAGCATGGCCGGTGGGCTGCTGTTCCCGCAGCATGTCGATGGTCCGCGCCTTACCGACCTGAAGCCGCAATCGTCCGAATACGGCAGGCCGATCCCCATCGTCTACGGTACCGTCGGCATTGGTGGCAACGTCATCTGGGCATCGGATTACGTCCAGGAAGAGAGCGATTCGGGCGGCAAGGGCGGCCCCAGCGTCACAACCTATTCGTACTTCGGCAATTTCGCTGTCGCATTCTGCGAAGGTGAGGCAACGATCACTCGCATGTGGGCGGGGCCCGAGAAGCGATTGATCTATGACGGTTTCGTCCTGGCGGATGGCGGTACGGTTCGCTTTTACAAGGGAACCGAAGACCAGATGCCGGATCCGCTGATCGAGTCGTATCTCGGCGCCGGCAACGTCCCTGCGTTTCGCGGCACTTGCTACGTGGTGTTCGAACACTTCCCGTTGGCTAAGGATGGCAACACGCTGCCATTCATTACCGCGGAGATCACGACCGGCGGCGGCGGCGAAACGTGCAGCGTCGATTACACCATGGTGGGCACCTGGCCGAACATCCGCGCGCTGTACGACCGGCCGCCAATCAAGCTTGGCTCCTACACGAACATGCGCGTCTCGTATGGGGAGCATCCGACGGCGACCGATAACGACGGAAATGTCTACGCCGCAGTGATCGAATACGGCACGAGCAACTGGTACATCAAAAAGGTTTCATCCTCGTCGCCGATCACCGAAGCGCTTTTGCCGCTGTCTATGTTCAGCGCCGAAGAGTGCAGCATTGCGTACGATCCGAAGAACAACGTCTTGGGCGTGATCCAGATCGGGACCACGAACTTTGCGCTGATCGATTGCGCGTCCTTCTATGTAATGTCGTGGGAGATATTGTCGATCCCCAAAGCAGACATCATCTACAGCTACAATGAAGCGCGGTTTCGCATGTTCGACTCTGCGCCGCAGTACATTAATGGCGTTCTGAGCCCGGATTCCTTCGGCGTTACGCACATCCGTAATAGCGGGCGGCTAATTGAGTGTGGCCCGCACGGCATCGCCGTTGGAGTCGACGGCGGCCTGCTGCGCGGGAACACGGAAACGTACCTGAATGGTGTTTCTATCTCGAATCTGTGCGCCCAGGTGTACGACCCGGTCCGCGACCGGCTTTTATCCCTGAGCAGCGCGTCCGATGGATTTTGCGGGTACTACGACTTTTCGACCGGCGAGACCGTTGTGCCTGCCGACGTTGGCACCGTCCCGCGTCTGTATGCCCAGTACTTCCCTTCGGTCGACCGTATCGTGTATTTGGCAGGAGCGCAGCTCGTCGTCATGAACCCTGCCGATCTTTCGGCGACATCGTTTCCAGACGAGTGCGTGTTGTTCAGCACGGGGCTTGTGTACGCCGATGGTGTCACGCCGGTGTTGAAGGATTCGGCGGCATTGATCCCGATCCCACTGCCAAATGTGCACAACAAGCTCGCTGTATTCCCGACGTTTGTTGTCGGCGTGACGCTGGACATATTCACCTTCGGTATCGGGACGAGTCCCAAGGGTGTCACCCTCGCAAGCGTCGTGGCGGACCTGTCCGACCGTGCCGGCGAGTCGCGCCTTGACGTGTCGCAGCTTGAAAATGACATCGTCGACGGCTACACGATCGCGCGGCAGACGACGGTGCGCAACGCTATCGATGCGCTTCGCCCGGCGTATTTCTTTGATGCGGTCGAGAGCGGCGGGCAGATCAAATTCGTCAAGCGAGGTGGCGCACCAGTTGCGACTATTGATGCTGATGACCTGAACGCGCGCGCTGGTGGCCAAGAGTCTGGCGACCCGCTACTGACAACGCGTCAGATGGAAGTCGAGTTGCCGCGCGTGGTGAACGTCAATTATCTGCTGGCCGCAACCGACTATTCGCCGGCGACCAAGTTGGCAAAACGCCTCGTCGGCGCAAGTGGAAACGAATCGACGATGGAATTGCCACTCGTGCTGACGGATACGAAAGCGCAGGAAGTCGCCGACGTGAACCTGCAAGTTTCGTGGATCCAGCGGCTGTCGTACGCATTTAATTTGCCGCGCAAATACTCGCACCTTGAGCCGACCGATCACATCATCGTCAAGGGTAGCGGCATGCGCTTGACAAAGGTCTCTCGCACGCCAGCAGGCACCTTAAGTTGCGAGGCCGTCGCGGACGGATCGACCTTTTATACACCGAATACTGCGGTTGACGAAACGCCTGCCAATGAGCAGACCGTCTACGTGCCGGGGATCACTTCGCTGGAGCTGATGTGAACATCAACATGCTCAGAGACACGGATGACAATCCGGGGTTTTACGCGGCAGCCGGATCGGCCGATTCGAAGTGGCCGGGCTGCGTGCTGTTCCAGTCGATCGACAATGGAGCAACGTATCAGCAGATTGACACGTTCGGGGTCGCGGCGACGATGGGGCGAACCCTGGATGCGCTCGGCGATTTTGCTGGCGGGAATATTCCGGATGAGATCAACACCATCAGGGTGAGCATGATCCGTGGGACGCTGTCGTCGGTGTCGTACCCCGCGTTCATTAACGGCGTGCAAACAGCGGTCGTGGGCGACGAGATCGTGCACTTTCGCAGCGCCGTCCTGAATGTGGACGGCACCTACACCGTGTCTGGCTTCCTGCGCGGCCGGCGCGGGAGCGAGTATGCGACGTCGTCGCACGCGTCGGGCGAACGGTTCGTGCTGGTCGACACGTCCATCCACCGCATCCCGGGCGTGACGGCCGACCTGCATGTGCCGCGGCTGTACAAGGCGGTCACGGTTGGCGGGAGTCTGGCCAAGACGGCCGCGCGCAGCTTCACGAACGAAGGCGCCGGCCTCAAGCCATATGCGCCCGTGCTGGTAGGTGGCGGACGCGATGCCGACGGCAACCTGACGATCAACTGGACCCGGCGCACGCGCATTTCCGGCGAGTGGCGCAACAGCGTAAATGCGCCACTTGGCGAGACATCGGAAGCGTATGAAGTCGATATCCTCGACGGCACTACGGTCGTGCGCACACTGACGTCTTCGACGCCGACCGTTGTGTACACAGCGACAGATCAGACGACGGACTTCGGGTCGCCGCAATCCTCAGTGTCGGTGAGCGTCTTCATGATCAGTAGCACCGTGGGCCGAGGGTATGCGGCATCAGCAACGATCTAACAATCAGCATTCAGCCAAGGCCGCTTTCGAGCGGCCTTTTTTTATAGGGCATCCATGAAGCATGTTGATCTCACCGGGCGCCAATTCGGGCGTCTCACCGCACTAAACAGGGCGCCGAATCGCGGCGGATTCATTGCTTATCAGTGCCGCTGCGCTTGCGGCATCGAGACAGTTGTATTGGGCGGAAATCTCAGAAAAGGACACACTCAATCTTGCGGCTGCCTAATGCGGGAACGGCTTGGTGCCGCAACCACGACTCATGGGGCCACGGCGGGGCGGCAAAAGCGCCCTAGGGAGTATTACTCGTGGTCACAAATGATTCAGAGATGCACAAACAAGGCTGCTCCAAACTATCGACGCTATGGCGGGCGGGGGATCGCGGTCTGTGAGCGATGGCTTCTCTATGAGAACTTCATCGCCGACATGGGCCTGTCTCCAGATGGATTTACGCTCGACAGGATGGATAACGACGGCAACTACGAGCCGGGTAACTGTCGCTGGGCAGATCGAAGAACGCAAGCGAACAATCGCAGCTCAAACCGGCTCATCTCTCATGCGGGCATGACTAAAACCATATCGGAGTGGGCACGCGAGCGCGGCATCAAGGTTTCGACACTTGGTATGCGCATTAACCATTACGGATGGTCCATTTCTAGAGCGTTAGGAGAGTAAAGTGGCCTCGTCAACTACCAATTTGGACCTCGTCTCGCCATCTCAGGCGAATAAAGAAGTTACATTAAATTCCGCATTGGACGCAGCCTCTCCGGCAATGCTGTATGGACGGCGCGCAGTTACGACCGCCGGCCTCACCTGGGGATATTTCGGCGGCACGGTGCTTGTGGCTGGCGTGCCGACGCAGATTGCAAACGGCACGGTGACGCTGACAGCCTCGGCCACCAACTACATTGAGGCCGATCCGGCTGACGGTTCGGTATCGGTCAACACGACCGCGTTCACCGCAGGTCGTACGCAGCTATATTCGGTGGTGGTCGGCGCATCAACCGTTACGAGTTACACCGATCTGCGCACCGCGGCTGTCACCACTGGTGGCGCAACCGGCACCGTCACGAGCGTGGGGCTGTCCGCTCCAGGCTTCCTGTCGGTTTCCGGCTCGCCGGTCACGGGCTCAGGCACGCTCGCGCTGTCCTATTCTGGCACGGCGCTTCCGGTCGCCAACGGTGGCACCGGCGGCACCAGTGCCAGTGCAGCGCGCACGGCACTCGGCTTAGCAATCGGCAGCGACGTTCAAGCCTATGACGCCGAACTGGCGGCGCTCGCCGGCCTGACATCGGCCGCCGACAAGGGCATTCAGTTCACGGGTTCCGGTACGGCTGCAACCTTCGACCTGACCACGGCAGGCAAGGCGCTGCTGGATGACGCCGATGCGGCGGCGCAGCGCACGACGTTGGGTCTTGGCACGGTCGCAACCCTGGCATCCGATACGGATACGTCCTTGTCCGCGAATAGCGACAGTCGGGTGGCTACACAGAAGGCCGTCAAGGCGTACGTCGACGCCATCGCCACGAGCGGCGCGGCGGACGTCATGATCTTCAAGGGTGTCATCGATTGCTCTGGCAACCCGAACTATCCGGCGGCGGATGCCGGCAACCTGTACAAGGTCAGCGTCGCGGGCAAGATCGGCGGGGGTTCCGGCCCCAACGTTGAAGTCGGCGACACCATCTATTGCATCACCGATTCAACAGCATCCGGCAACCACGCCACGGTTGGCGCGAACTGGGTGATCGCGCAAGTAAATATCGACGGTGCCGTCACTGGCCCCGCCTCGGCTACCGACGGCCACCTTGCCGTGTTCGACGGTGCGACCGGGAAACTGATCAGGGACGGCGGAGCCGCACCGACCGGAACCAATACTGGCGATGAGACGACGACCAGTATCGGCGCCCTGATCAACGGCGCCACCGCGAAGACCACGCCAGTCGACGCCGATTACGTCGGCCTGATGGACAGTGCGGCCAGCAACATCCTGAAAAAACTCAGCTGGGCAAATATCAAGGCGACGCTGAAAACGTATTTCGACACGCTTTATGCAGCCTTCGGGGAGGCCGTCAATGCGCAGACCGGGACGACCTACACCTACGTGAATGGCGACGCCGGCAAGCTTGTCACACACACGAACGGATCAGCGATTGCGGGCACACTGCCTCAGGCGGGAAGCGGCGGAAATTTTGCGGCGAACTGGTGGATGGATGTCCAGAACCGCGGCGCCGGGACGCTGACCATTACGCCGACCACTTCCACCATTGACGGCGCGGCCACGCTGACATTTACGACCGGACAGGGCGCGCGCATTGTCAGTGACGGTACCAACTACTTCACGCAGCGCGGCGGAGCCGGATCTTCTGGCGGCGGGGGAACGCCAGGCGGATCGACGACGCAGCTTCAGTTCAACGACGGCGGCTCATTCGGTGGTGATGACGGTCTGACGTGGGACAAGACGAACAACATTCTGTACATCGGCACCACGTCCACGAACGGAATTCTTCAAGGCTCGGCGCCCGCCACTACGACAAGCACCGGCACTTCTATCACCATCAAGGGTGGCTCCGGTGGCTCGACGAGTGGCGCTGGTGGTGGAATCACCATACAGGCGGGGGACGTGCCAGGCAGCAGTAATGCAACTGGCGCCGATGTCACGATTACTGGCGGTCAGGCGGGCGGCACGAGTAACGCTGGCAGGGTGGTCATCAATGGTGGCGCGGCAGCAGCGACCGCCGGTTCTCGTGGTGGTAGCGTCCTCATTAAGGGCGCCAACGGTACGTCGACCGGAACTGGCAGCAAAGGCGGGGACGTCACTCTAACAGCCGGCGATACCGTTGGCTCGATTGGCACCACCTCTGCCGGTGTCTTTCTTAATTCCGGTAACGGCGATGCGGCCGGCCTGAGTGCTGGTGGTCCCATCACCCTCACTGCCGGCAACGGCGGGACAAACGCAAACGGCGGCACCATCAACCTCGTTGCGGGTACGGGTGGCGGCACCAACGGCAACGCTGGTCCGGTCAACATCACGGCCGGAGATGGTGGCACAAGCAAGAATGGCGGAGCAGTCACCATTACGGGCGGCACGGCAGGATCGTCGAATGGTGTTGGCGGTGCGGTAAATATCAACGCTGGTGCCGCGACCGGCGGCAATGGCGGCGCCGTAAATGTCACCGCATCGGCCGGCGTTGGCACGAACAAGAGCGGCGGGGACATCACCCTGACGCCGGGGGCTGCAACCGGCACTGGAACGCCCGGCAATGTGGTCCTGAACGGCTCTGGATCGGCACTGTCCACGTCGGCGAAGGGTGGCTTCACTTGCCTGCCGACCTGCGCTGGCACGCCGACTGGCACGCCAGGAACCGTTCCTACTGGCTGTGTGCCGATGGTGTTCGACACCACCAATTCGAAGTTTTGGATTTACACAGGTGGCGCCTGGAAAGGTGTCGTTCTGTCCTGACGCCGGTTGGGCACCAGCGCGGATAGGCGCATGCCGATCCGAATGGCGGGGGCCTCGATGGTTCGATAGAACAGGATGGACACCGCGAGCTGCATCACGATGAATTGCGGCACGCGCACATACCAGGGCCCCGGCTGTGCCAGGGTGAAGACGATTACTACCAAGTGGGTAAGGTAGATGCTGTACGAGTACTTCGCGATGAAGCCACCCAGAGTTGCCAGAGGCTTGAATGACACCTCGCGGCAAAATGGGATTGTCAGGCCAACTGCGAGGCATAGCGCCCATAGTAACGGTGGGCTGACTTCGCCATCAGGCAATACAGCGGAGATCGCGATCGAGCCGCCGACTACCACGGCACCAAGGACCAGTGGATTGAAGGACGGCCGCACGCGATTCGCGAGCAGGAACGCCATCACCCCCGGCAGGAAACACGGAACGAATGCGATGCCGGTAGCATAAACAAGCATGCTACCGGTCGTATCGAGGGGCATCGTCCAATTGCGGGAAATGGCGACTAGCGCGGCCGGGGGCGCGAGCCCAAGGAGGTAGAGCAATGCCGTTCGCAGCAGCGGGCGCGCGACACGCGTGAACGTATAGATCGCCGGGAGCACAAGGTACATCTGCAGCTCATAGGGCAGCGTCCATAACTGTGGCGGGGAAGAGGCGTGTCCGGTGACGTGCTGCACCAATAGGAGGTTGCTGGCGATGGCGCCTACGGACAGAGGGGCGCCGCCAGCCCGCATCATCAGCGCCATGAGTAGCACCGACACCATGGCGAGCGGGTAAATCCGAAACGCCCGGCGCACGAAGAATGAGGAGGCATCGGAACCGTGCCGTTCAAGCGACATCATCAGCACAAGCGTGGTGTGCACGAAAAACAGGGCGACCCCGCAAAACCCGAGCGCCCTGGTGTTCCAGTCTCCCCACCCTAGTTCGTGCTTCAGGTGGCTGATGATGACGAGGATGACCGCGTAGGCGCGCAGAAGATCCAGGTTCGGGCTGTCTGGTTTCATAGGTAAGTATGCAGACTATGGAACGGCTATCTGTCAGTTGTATAAATTGTAATTCTAATCGTCAGCTTCGGCTGCATTTATTTTTCAACCGCAGCTCTCATCAACCCAGCCCGCCGCGCGCGGGTTTTTTTACGGGCTCACCGTGACCGACATCAACCAATCCGAGGCGCTGACACAGGCCCGCATCGACATTACCCGGCTCGAAGTTCAAGTCGCCCACCTTTCGGCCAGCACGGCTCGCCTTGAAGAGAGCAACCAGCAACTGACCGAAAAGCTCGATCAGGTGCTGCTTACTCTTTCCGAGGCAAGGGGCGGCTGGAAAACGCTGATGGTCGTTGGAGGCGCGGCCTCCACAGTCGGCGGCCTCGTTACGTGGATCGCGCAGCATTTCTTCAAGGGGTAGGGTATGTCGCCGAATTTGAAAGCCTTTCTCGACGTGATCGCCACGAGCGAACTGGGGGCGCGGCTACTGGTGGTATCGGACAACGGGTTCAATGTGCTAGTCGGAAGTACGCCAGACCATCCACGCCTTTTTTCGAGCTACGTCGACCACCCGCGCCAACTGATCGATCTGCCCCGGCTCGGCATCAAGTCGACCGCCGCCGGCCGCTATCAGCTGCTCGCGCGCTACTTCGACGCCTACAAGAAGCAGCTTGGCCTGCGCGATTTCTCGCCTGCGAGCCAGGACGCGATCGCCGTGCAGCAGATCCGCGAGCGCGGTGCGTTGGCTGACATTGAGGCTGGGCGCTTCGTTGCCGCTATTGCGAAGTGCTCGAGCTGTTGGGCGTCTCTCCCGGGCTCGCCCTATGGGCAGCACACCAACGACCTGGCAGACCTGCGCCGGGTCTTCGTCAAGGCAGGAGGGAATCTGCAATGCTGAACTGGATCAAGAAGCAGCTTCGAGACATCTTCACGGAACCCGATGGACGCACCGTCTGCGTGGTCCGCGTGATGGGCGTAGGGGCCACATTGCAGGGCAACGTGTTAGCCCTGTGGGACGTCGTTGTGCAGCACGCGCATTTCGACTTTCAGGCATACGGCTTGGGCATGGGAGCGACACTGACAGCGCTGGGCGTGGCGCTGGGCATGAAAAAGGACACGTCGCAATGACTATCGCCCGCGCATTCTTCCTTGGTGTAGCGGCCGGCGCCGTCACCGCCGGCATCATCGTCATCTACGCCGCGGCCACGCTGATGGCTGACAGGTGGCGCGGATGATCGCCGCCTTACTCCTGCGGCTCGCGCCCTACAAACTGCTATTCGAAATCATCGTGATCGGTGCCTTGGCAGTGGGCGCCGTAGCGAGCATTCATCAGTTCCTTGAGCACGAGCGCGAGATTGGTCGGCAGGAAGTGCGTGCCGAGTGGGATCGCCAGATCGCCAAGGACAAGGAAGCCGCGCGGGCCGTCACCGAGGCGTGGCGCGCCCAGCGCGAAGCCGCTGCAACTGAAGGAGCCAAACGTGAAGAGACTATCCGCAGCCTGGCTGCTAGTTCCGCTGCTGCTACTGGCGGCCTGCGCGACGCCATCGCCAAGATCAACCGCACAGTGCCCGACTATTCCGCCGATGCCCTACGTGCGCTCGCCAGTACCTACGGGCAGCTTCTTGAAGAGTGCTCAGGACGACGCCGAGAAGTGGCTGAAGAAGCTGAGCGACTGAATTCGGAGAAGCGCACCCTGATCGAAGCGTGGCCCAAGAACGCGCAGGGTGACGCGCCTTCGAGATAGCCATGGACGAACTGCTGCAGAAGATGCGCGCCTTCGCTTCCGAGCCTGGCGCGCTCTTCTACGTCGTCAAGACCAACACTCGCGGCTCGGTGCCCATATGGGCCGACGATATCCGCGCTACAGCCAACGATGTGGAATTGCTCGCCCTGGTGCAGGCACGCGTCAACTCATGAGGTGATCATGTCCGAAGCACGCAAGTACGATCCGCAACTGCGCCAATACGCTACGCCCCAGCAGGCGCTCTATCTGGATGCCGTGATCGAGCATAGGGGCATTCGGCCGGCATCGCGCGCGCTGGGTGTTAGCAAAGGCACGATCTGTGCCGCGCTCGATCGCATCGCCAAGGTGGCGGCGCGCCAAGGGTATGCGCCGGGACACTTCGCCGATGGCGTCGCTCCCGGCTACCTGATGGGCGAAGTCACCGTACAGCGCGGTCCTAGCGGCGTCGAAAGGCGCTGGGAGCGGCAGCATCCTGATCAGCAGGCATGGATGGAGGCGATCAGGGCGACTATTGATGAGGCGAAAGAGACGCTTCCGCGCGTAAGGGCAACCAAGGGGCCGGGGCATGCCGATTCAAGGCTGTGCAACCTCTTCGTGTTGACCGATGCTCACGTCGGTGCGCTCGCGTGGCACCGCGAAGGCGGCGCTGATTGGGATCTGTCGATCGCCGAGAAAACCATCATCGGCGCCTTCAGCCACATGATTGCCACCGCGCCGAAGGCACGCCGCGCCGTGGTAACGTTCCTCGGCGACGTGGTCCACCAGGATTCGAACAAATCCATTACGCCGGCCCACGGGCATTTGCTCGACGCTGACAGCCGGCCGCGCAAGATCATCAGTGCAGTGGTCCGGATCATGCGCACGATCATCCGCATGGTGCTCGAAAGGCACGACGAGGTGCATGTCGTGTGCGGGGAGGGTAACCACGACGAATACACCAGCGGGAACGTCCTGCCTGAAGTATTCGGCATCCTCTACGAGAACGAGCCGCGTGTGAAGGTTAACGATGCCGTGTTGCCGTATTACGTCGTCCAGCACGGCAAGGTCATGCTCGGGTTTCATCACGGTCACAAAAAGGCGCCGCCGCAGCTTCCACTTTACTTCGCGACCGCGCACGCCCAGATGTGGGGCGAGACGACCAAAAGATACGCCCATTGCGGCCACAGACATCATGTTGAGGAGAAGGAGCACTCGGGCATGAAAGTCATCCAGCACTCGACCCTGGCAGCCCGTGACGCTCACGCATCCCGCGGCGGATGGTTCTCGGAGCGGCAGGCTATCGCGATCACCTATCACGAGGAATATGGTGAAGTGGCGCGTCTGACGATCACACCGGAAATGCTGCAAGTGGCATGAGGTCGATCTGACGCCGTGCCATCGGCAGGGTCAGCACGCGGGCCGCGACGTCGGCCGGCACGCTGTTGACCGCAAGCGTGCATGACGCCTCCAGCCACCCAATGAGCGGCAACAGGATGAGGGTAGCGTCGACCCGGCTAGCGGTGACAAGATCAGTGCGTTCTGTCATCTCGCCAGCATAATCGCACACAGCGAATGATCATTGACGACGCACACGCGTCTCAGTGAACCGTATTCCAGACTTTCTCAATCTGCCTGAAGATGATCGGCACGACTGCCGCGCCGCCAAACGACGCCGGCCGATCATCGCGGGGATAGCCAAGCACCGGCGCAGACCGGATCATGTTGAGCGCGAATTCCGGATGCTCGCCGCTCGCCTCCAGCTCGGCCAGCACCTCCGATTCCATCCGATGCATCAGCGCCCAGGTCAGAGCGCTGGATTCCCTGTAGCGCATGACGACGGCCGGCACGGCACGCTTCGCCGCCTCGTCCGCCGCCGCCAGGTCATCCCAGTCATCCTCGTCCATGTCGATCTCCGCTTTATACGGTCGGTGAGCCGCATTATACTGTTCAAATGCACAGTATTGTCAAAAGACTTCGTGAGCGCGGCCGCCGTCTTCACAACCGAGATATTTCGGCCAGCCCAGGTGTGCGCGGTGAACTGGCGGTGGCGATCGTTGGCTTCCGGCCGGAGGCCAAGATATACGATCCGAACGACCAGCAGAGGAGACCGCTCATCCCGGAGCTTCAAAACGCCCAACTGATCACGATGACGGCGACGGGCATGCTCTTTTACGGCACGGAGCGAGCAGACGACGGGGCCGAGTACGTGCAGGAGTGGTCTATCAGGATCATCGGGACTTAGCCGGGAAGGGCGGAGCCTTTAATGGCACGGCGCTGTCCCCGGCTTCGTGCCGCGCCGGGCCAGGCGCTACCGCGCACGTAAGCCGGCGCCATGGGCGTAAAAAAGCCCGCACGCGGCGGGCAGGTCGTCGTGAGAGCAGCGTGCGCTAGTGAACTGCGCCGGCTTTGCGCTTTGCTTCGAACGAGAAGCGAGTCCGAATCATTTCATTAATCTGCGAACTCGTCTTCACGAATCGCAGCTTCCGCTTGATCTCGTCGAATTCGTATTGGTCGAGGAAACTGATCAGGGCCACGTTCACGAACGACGACGGCACGGAGTCAACGCCGTCGAAGGAAAGGGTGACACTGTCGCTACTCCGCAACTGCTGTTCAATGACGTCATGAATAATCTGACCATCGTTGGCGTTATAGCAGCGCTCAACATGGTCAAGCACCCGTATCAGTCCCATTGGAATTCCTCTTCATCTATGTCGTCTGGCACAAATTCTGACTTCGGCAAGATCATATATATCATAGTTCCAGGATACTGTCCTGGCGCTGGTCTGCCCGTACCCTTGAGAGGGCCTTCGGCGTTGTAGACGTTCGAGTAGATCCCTTGGCCTGAGCAAATGATAACTGTGCCATGGTTCCTCGCTACAATATTTTGTATCAAAACGTGAAGGCCGGCGCCACGATTGCGCGGGGTAGTTTTTGTCGAGAACCCGTGCTGGCATGCCATTGCGATGGCTGCTTGATCGCTGGCGAGTTGGATCTTTTGCCGTACCCTGCCGGGTATCCCGATGCCAAAGTCAGCGACGCAGATAGTGATGAGGTCCTCGGACGAGTCATAGTGTGATGCACTGCATCCGACGTTGACAGTAGAATGGTCTTTGATATTGTTGAAGACTTCCGCTAGCCCCGCTTTGAGTGACGTCAACGCTCGCTCGTCATGACCCAGGATATTCGCCAACCATGGGATAAGCTGGTTCGCCACATGATTGAAGCTCTTGTCGTACTCTACCAATTGAAGCGGCAGAAAGCTGGTGCGGGCCTTCGGGTCAGCGGGTGTCGCCTGATACAGCGTCAGGAGTCCGGAGCCTTGCAGGAACTCTACAGCCTCGCATGCGCCAGCATTACGAAATACGGTTTTGATACCCCTGGTTCGGCATAGCTCGATAATGTTGCTCAGCGTCGTAATGCCGCCAACTTGGATCTTCTCAAGCTTGCCAAAGTCGAGAGCTATGGTCTTGGGACGATCTTGTAGCCCGCGGAACAAATTCCGGATGAGCCAATACATCGTGTCCCGCTTAAAGATGACCGGCAACTCGATTACAAGAGCGTCGTCATCTCGGGGTTTCCGCTTCAAAAATAATCCCACTGCATCCCCATGTTTGGTATCTGCGCGCGCCGTTTCGCTCAGGAATGATACGCTGCCAATCTGGCAAAAGACTCGCCAATTGTCACGACAGGGCGCCTATGCTGCAGATCTCGTTATCGGAACCACATTCCACGGTTCGCCCTTCTCGCACGCGACCAGGAATGACGCCCACAATTCAAGCGCCTGGCGCCGTTCCGGGATTTCGTCGCGGACGTCGTAGACCGCCTCCATGCCCTTGAGGGTGTGATTCAGCGCGATCTCCGAAATTTCACGCGACACGCCGAGGTTGCGCATGTGACCTTTCGCGGTGCTGCGGGTGTCGTGAGGCGTGAATTTCCGTGTCTGCAAAGCTCCGCGCTCGAACGCGCGATACAGGGCGGCCGATAGGGTCGACCTTCCCACATGCTGGCCAACGCGGCGGTCATCCCTGGCTGGCAAGACCCATGGCGAGCCGCCGGCGAGGCGCTCCAGTTCCCTGAACCATCCCGCTACGGTGGGTGTGATCGGAACCAGAAAGCCTACCCGCGTCTTCACGGATTCATCGGGCACGAACCAGGTGCCGCGGTCGAAGTCGATGTGCTCCCATCGCGCCTTGACCAGCTCAACAGTACGGACGCATGTCGCCAGCATGATCTTTAGGGCCAGCCCGTTCTCTTCGCCGAGATCGCCAATGGACGACAGCAGCCGGCGCAACTCATCCTCCTGCAGCATGACGCGCTTGCGTATTGGTGGGCGAGGCCCCATCAAAGCCGCCAGTTTGATCCCGGATTCTGGGCTGATCTTGATCAACTGTCGGCCGATAGCGTGATCGAACAGTTGCACGGTTGTACTCAGAATCCGCTTCTGCATGACCCAGCTGCGGCCGGAGCGCTCGAGCATGCTGACAATGTCCTCAGCGATGACAGCCTGAACCTCGAGAGGGCCGAGCTTCGGCAGGATCACGTTTTGCAAATCCCACTTCTTCGCTTTGACGGTCCCCGGCGCCAATTTGCCGGCGTCGAGCACCTTCGCCGTCAAATCCTCCGCCAGCTTGCGCACCGTCCACGTCCCACGCAGTTTCAGGCGCTCGGCGCGCTTTTCTGCCGCGGGGTCTTGCCCCTTGTCGACGGCGACGCGGTGTTCGCTCGCCATCTTGCGGGCCCCGGCCAGGCTGATATCCGGGTAGTTCCCGATCGTCAATTCCCGGGCGCGACCCTCGCGCATGTAGCGAAGAATCCATGACGCCGTCCCGGCCTTGGAAAGGGTGAACGTAAGGCCGCCACCATCGGACTTTGCGACGGGTTCGCCGGCCGCTATCCACCGGCGGATCTGGATGTCACTGAGCAGGTTGATTCCGCGCTTCGCCATCGCTCCCTCCGATTTGTAGTTAGACGTGGCCGGCGTAGCTAGCTACAAATCTGGCTACAAATTCGGACCGCGCCAATGGCGTCCAATAAGATACGAAAGATACATTAAATTGGCGCGCCATAGGGGGAAACTGCTGGGTGGCGTAGTCAGAAGAAACTACAAGAGTGACCAATGATGATTGAAGGTGGCAATCTTCATATTTTTCCTAAAACTCACTATCCATGCGGGTTTCAAGGCGTCTACCTCATCCGAAAAGCGTGCTAGCTACAAATCTGGCTACAAATTGCGGATGAGTCAGAAAGATACAACAATGCGCAATAATAGCCGATCAGCTTTTTACCTTGCCGGCGGCAATCGCGCGCTCGATGCTCTCGGCCGTGATGCGGGTGGCGCGCTGGCCGATCCGCACCAGTTCCAGTTCGCCGCGGGCGGCCATGCGGTAGATCGTCGCGCGGCAAACGTCCAGGCGCTTCATTGCGGTGCTGACTCGATAAAGCAGTTGTTCCATATTCGTTCTCCTATTCCATTCCCGATTCTTCAAACCTGCGCTTGTCGCCGCGGAGTGCCATTTCCAGCGGCATGGGCAGCACGCTGGTTCTGTTGCGGCGTTCGTAGCCTGGCCGGCGCCGGTCATTGACCGGGCTGCTGAAGTGTGAAGACACACCTTTTCGTCGGTCTGGTCCGCGTTCCTTCATCGTTTCCGGCATGTACTATCTCCTATCTTGAAAATCACATCTCCCACATCAGGCGGTAGATCGTCATGAGCCACATGATGGCGCCCCGGCTTCGATGGCAGCTGCTTCGACGGGCTTCCAGTGCGTCACGTAGCCAGTCGTGACGAGATCGCACACGAATCCGGCATCCTGATACATGCTCGACACTTCCACCCACGGCACGCCCGGATAGCCTGGATGCTCTGGACCATTCACGCGACCTGCGTAGCGCGATACCAGAACACGCGCGCCCGCCGGCGGCAACCGATCATTCACGCTGATCCACTCCGCATCCTTCTCCGTTCCCGCTGCGGGAGCCACGCGACTAGCGATGCCCTTTTGGTCGTCGATATGGCCCGAGCCGCCGCAGGCTGTACAGCATAGGTCTGACGTATCCTCGGGCTGGTCGCCGTAGTTGATGAATACTGGCTCGCCGTCCGGCAGAAGCGCAACCGTAGAGCGCGTTTTGGCGGCTTCCTCCAGCGCTGCCTTGAGTTCCGGGTCGAGTGCAACGCGCGGGCGACGTTCTGCCAGCTCGCGCTCAAGCTGGCGGATACGCTCGGCATACGGGGCAATGGCGTCCATCTGGGCCTGACGTACCTGCTCGGCGGTGTAGAGCGTCGTGTAACCTTCGCTCGCCTGATAACTTGGGTGCCACTTGACCGCACGTCCATTCGGAGTAAATGCAGCGACAGGCTCGATGTCGTCGGCAACCTGATCGAGCAGCGCCGGCAGTTCTTCCCCCATAGGGGCGGCACGGAGGGAATGGTATTCGACACATGCTTGCCATCCAATCCAACGCTCATATAGTTGAGGGCTGTTATAGGATTTATCGGGCATGTTCCGGCAGCGTGGATAGGCTTCCGGCATTACGCTTTCAAACGCCGCGCGCTCTGCGTCCATATTCGGTTGTTTAGCCATTGCTTGGCTCCTTTGATTTAAGATGGACATATTGGCCATGTTCGATTCGGACCACATCTTTTTCAATCAACGAGTTCGCCGTACGGGTAACAATGCCGGTCCGGTGCCGCCACACATCGCTCACTTTGTAGACGAAAAGGCCGTCGCGAATTGCTGCAAGCAATACGGTTTCCGTCTTGCTCAGTTTTGTGCGGTCGAGTTTCATACCTTCGCCTCCTGTGCCGCGCTGGAGGCGATTGCTGCGCGAAGGTTTTTGTAGAACTCTCGGCAAATTTCATTTGAGTTGTACGGCAACGTGCTGACGCGCTTGATTTCTTGTTCAAAGGCTGCGTCGATAACTGTCAAATCCACCTCGCCAGCATTCGCTGCATGTGACGCGCGGGATTCGAGCTTGTACGCGATTTGGCCCAGCACGGAGAACAGACAGCCGCGCAACGTTTCTGCATCTTGCGGAACTTCCTTTTCCATACCCAGCGCGCGCACCACGCGGCGTAGGCGTGCCACTTCGTTGTCGTCCAGTGGTGCATGTGGCGCTCCCTGCTGGGCGAGGGCTGCCCGAAGGTCGGCGATTTCGGCCTTCATCGCCTCGACCATCAGTTTCGTGCTCGACCGTTCGC